CCTTTCACCGCGACTGTTCAGGCCCTGGGTCCGACAGCCCCAGGGCTTCTTCATTTCCCACGACATAAAATGCAGTCCGAGAAATCGGCGGGTGTCTGAGTCCGTATGTCTCCTGAGCCCAAAACGTACGGCTTGTCTAGCAAATCCAGGCAACGAGCAGGTAGTTGATCCTGCACCGTCCCCAGCGTCCTGGTCCAAAATCATAGAATCTGTACCGCGCTAGACTGATTCTGCTACTGCATTGCTTCGTAGTTATGATTAGGGATTGGGGGCGGTGTAGCTTGAAGAAAAAAAGGAGACCGAGATGGAGCCGATTCGTATTGACCCTGAGTTCAAAGCCTTGATTCCACCCTTGACCGATGAAGAGTATTCACAGCTAGAAGCTAACATTCTACGCGACGGTATTCTGGACGCCGTGAAAGTTTGGCGTGGTGAATGGATTCTTCTGGACGGCCACAACAGGCTAGAGATAGCAAAAAAGCACGGGCTGGAATACGAAATCACGGAAGTGGATTGCGCTGACAGGGACGCGGCCATGGATTGGATTGACCGGAATCAGTTGGGCCGCCGGAATCTCAAGCCTGACCAGCGCCATCTACTCATGGGCCGGTGCTACAACAGAACGAAGAGACATGATGGTGGCCATGGAAATCAAAAATCGGGGGGACAAAATGTCCCCCCGGTGAATCAGGCCGAGCGGCTGGCCGATGAGTTTGGCGTGGACCCTAAAACGGTCAAGCGCGCCGGGCAATTCGCGGAAGCAGTGGAAAAGACCAAGGCCGTGGACAAGTCCATTGAAAAGAAGGTGGTGGCCGGAGTTGCACCACCAAGGGCCGCGATAGTAAAGGCGGCGGCGCTGCTAGAAAAAGCGCCGGAGAAAGCAAAGGCCATCCTGAATGGGGATGCCAAGCTCACGGAAGTGCTACGGCAAGAAAAGGCTGAAGAAATCACGAAGAAGGCCAGCCTGCCCGATGCCAAGTACAGGGTGATTTATGCTGACCCGCCGTGGTCTTATGGGAATACAATGCCGGAAGGCTCAACAGAGCCAAGGGATTACTACCCCGTCATGTCCCTAGCTGAAATCTGCGCGCTTCCTATAAGCGGAATCACTGAAGACAACGCCGTCTTGTTTCTGTGGGCCACGAGTCCTATTCTCGAAGAAGCCTTCGAGGTCGTGAAGGCGTGGGGATTCAAGTACAAGTCTTCCTTCGTGTGGGATAAAATCAAGCATAACATGGGCCACTACAACAGCGTGAGGCATGAGTTCCTCTTGATATGCGTCAAGGGCAGTTGCCAGCCGGAAGTTCGCAAGCTCTTTGACAGCGTAGTCAGTGAAGAGCGGACTGAGCACAGCAAGAAGCCGGAGACATTCCGGGCCATCATTGACACGCTCTACCCAAGCGGGAAGCGTGTTGAGCTATTCGCCAGAACGAAAGTGGAGGGATGGGATGTTTACGGCAACGAAGCCTAGCTACCCAAACGAGCGCCGCCCGGAGTCATTTCAGACCGGCCTTGCGTTCCAGGATTTCGTATGCTCTACCTTGGCGCGGGACCATATTGTGCTACAAAACTTGTGTAGCATGAAATACCAAATAGAGGTCGGCGAGAACTTGCAGGGATTTGAAATCAAGTTCGATGAACGCAGCGGGCCGGGAAGCTATGGTACGGGGAATCTAAGCATAGAGTTATACGAGAAGAGCCGCGCAGATATGCCGTCGTGGACGCCTTCGGGGATTTTGCGCGATGACAACACTTGGCTTTATATTCAAGGGAACTACCGGCATCTATTCATTTTCTCGAAGAAGCTCTTGCGCCAGTTGTGGGATTCCGGCAGATACCCTGAAGCCCCGGCGCTTCCGACAATCCGCAAGTTCCATCTGCCCTGGAAGGACGCCGTGAAATACTGCGCCAAGTTGTATGAGTTTCGCGAGGTGATTGGGCCAGTTGTTAAGGATTCCTGAATAGGAGGAGAGCATGAGCAAGGTCAAGCGCACCGAACGCGGATGGGGCGGCCATTTCATCTCGGCGACTCGTTGCCGCTTTCGCCGGAACACTCTCTTGGAATGCGGCGAAAAGCGAATCGTGGTCTCAACGGTCGGGGCCTGGGATAACGGCGAGCCGATAGGCTACAACAGTTACTACGAGACCAAGGCATTCCATGCCCATAATGACGGTATCTACTGGGACGCCAACACGTCAAAGGAAGTGCATTTCAAGAGCAAGTGGCACGTGACGACGTTGTCGGAAACTTCCGATGCTGAAGCTAACGCGATGCACGAGGCCGTGGTGTCCGAATTGAGCGAACGGCTGCAAAAGAGGAACACTCCCTGACAGGAATGGGCCTGCCAGGGCGGGGACGGGCCGGAGACTCCCTCATTTACGCTCCGGCCTGCTCCCGTGAAAAGGAGATTGCCGATGCGAGTGCTTGATGAATCCGCCCTGAATGCCGCCCGTGGCCGCCAAGTCTGTTATGGGTGTGGGAAATATACGGACGTGGCTCCTCACCATCTAATCCGTCGGTCGGAATTGCGGCTGGACATCCCTGAGAATCTCATTCCCCTTTGTTGGGCCTGCCATAGGGCGGCCCATGACCACCCTGATTTCGAGGCGTCTCTTGTGGCCCGTTGCCGGTCACGGGCAGAACTAGAGACCCTTGCCAGTTTCCACCGCTCCAAAAGACTACTCGCCTGGCTAGACGCAGCTCGCTAAATACCCGTTTGCGCATATTGTAGCATTGACGCGGATTGCAAGGCCCTTGACAAACTCAAAAAAATGGCCTATATTATACCCGTAGCCGCCAAGAGGAGGCGGCCAGAGAGGAGCAGAGAAAATGGACAAGAAGGTCTTTAGGACGCGGGAAGAGGCACGATATGAAGCCAAGAAGATGCGAGGCTGGACGGCTCCCCATGCGTGCCCATGGGCGATTATAGATGAGCACGGCGTGGAGCGGAGCGGCTGGGTGATAGAGTGCCACGCGCCGGGTGCAAGCAGGCGGAGCGCGCCGCTCTACCTACGGGAAGACGGATATGTCCGATAAGGAGGAGACAATGAGCGAGCGCAAGTGGAATGGCTGGCCCGTAATTAGGAATACATACGGGCACGCGGCATGGGTGGATATTAGTTACGGGGCATTCGAGCGATGGGCGGCGGCGCGGTGCACGGGCGACAACAAGCTGGACCCCGCTCTGGCGGAGAGTTACGTGGATGCCCTAGCAGACTTGGCGAAGGCGGAGCGCAGACTCATACCGCTGGACACGCGGAAGGATTGCCTGGCGCTGGCAGGCTTGTATGTTGAACGCTGGAACGAGCGTAAGGAGGTCTAAATGGCGAGAGGTGAAACAACTAACATGAGGCTGGCAATGCAAGAACTAAGAGAAGGTCGGACGTTGCGCCAGATTGCCCAGAAATGGGGCATAACGTCGCAGTCCATGCGTAGAGCGGCCAAACGCAACGGCATCATCATCCGACCTGAGCAGGAATGGTCGTACGGCCGGAAAAAGAAAGGAGGACGCCATGTGGAATCCTGAGCCACCCACCACCCCAGACATCAAAGAGCCCGTTTGTCCCGATTGCGGACATCTGGAAGAGGATTGCCGGTGCGAGGCTGAATACTGCGCGGATTGCGGAGTGCTCTTACCGTGTGGAGTCCATAACTACTGCGAGAGATGCGCTCGCGAGAGGCGATGGAAAATCTGGTGTGAGTACCCGCAACTGACCGAGAAGGAGCGCGTCATTGAACAGGACCGGATGCGGAGAGCGCTGGAACGGCTTAGCGCAGTCTTGGGAGGTGCAAGATGAAGAGGATTCTGGAGGGTGTACGGGCAGCGATGTACAAAGCACACAAAGCCGTTGGCGAGCCCTTTGCGATTTTTGAGGAGCGGCCCAAGCGTGCTTACAAACGCCCGTCATATAAGACCCTGTACGAGGAGCAAAAGCTCCTTGCAATCGCGTTTGAGGAACAGGCCGTTAAACAAGGGGCAAGGGCTGACGCGGCGGAAGCCGAGGCGAGGGAGCAACGCCAGCGCGCCGATGCGTTGGAAGAATCGTTGATTGCATTGCAACGCGAATTGAGCAGCCCAGAAGTTCAGGTCGTGAGGAGAGTCCACTTAGAGGAGGTGGCAGATGAATCGCAGTGAGACGATTAGCGAATTGGCGAAAGCGCTTGTGGCGACGCAGTTGGAGATGGGCGTGGCCAAAAAGAAGGCCGTGAACCCATACTATCACTCACACTATGCAGATATGGCAGAGGTGATTGCTGTTTCACGGCCCGTGCTCAACAAACACGGGTTGGCCGTCATGCAATTCCCGAGCGCTGAGGGCGAGAAAGTGACGCTCTTGACCATGCTGGTCCATGTGTCGGGTGAGTGGATTAGCGAGCTAAACAGTACCATCCCAGGGAAAGAGCCGAAAGGCGGTGGCCCATTCATCCCGTGCAGGACGCCGCAATCGGACGGGAGCGCCATATTGTACCTGCGCCGTTATGGCTGGCAGTCCATAATCGGGCTTGCAGCCGAAGATGAAGACGACGACGGGGAGGCCGCTGAGGGACGCTCCGAGAGCAATACTGAGAGCGCCGCGCAAAGAGAAGAGAGTGGAGAATGGACAGTGCCGATGGGAAAACTCAAAGGCACGCCGTTATCCGCGCTGAACAATGAGAGCGTGCTGTGGTATCGGGACTTCTTCCGCAAGAAACTGGCGGAAGAGCCGGAAGGAAAATACGCCAAGGACAACAAGCGCAATCTGGACGTGCTCGAAGCCGAAATACTACGCAGAACGCCCAAGAACGATACAAGCGTCCCTTTTTGAGGTGACCTATGAACGAGCCTGCGATTTTCCAGATTTCTCCGGGTGGCCGCTACCGTCAGGGCCACGCCGGGGAAACGATTTTCCCGATGGCAATGGATGCTTCCCAAGTCGGTGCATTTCTGCGATTCTGGGACATGGAGGGTGTGCAGTTTCAACTGGTCGTTATAAAGGCCGCTCAGACGCTCCCAGAGCCGCAAGGTGAAGAGAAAGGCGCAAGGACGTATAAAACACCGGCCCAGCGTCTTCACGCTAACGGGTGGCTCAATAATCCCGATTTCAAGTCGTTTCTGGGACTGCACTCGGAGGCCCCGGAATCAGTGGCCCATGAGGCAGTGAAGGCAAGGCTCCATTTAAGCTCTTTGGCGGAACTCACGGACGCGGATTTCGCGTCACTACAAAGCGCGTTTCTAAAGTACAAACGAGGAGGTGTGAGATGAGTGTTGAAATAGAGGTGTACGCGGAGAAAGTCAAGGAAACGGCCGTATCTGCGTTGGCACTCGTAGAAAGAACAGAGGTCACGAATGAGGCCACTTACGCCTTCGTAGCCGAACAGCGTGCGCTGGCGGGGACGTTCATCAAAGAGGCCAAGGCCAAGATGAAGCCCATTATAACAAAGGCGCATGAGGCGCACAAAGCCGCGCTGGCCCTTGAAAAAGAACTTTGCGCCCTACCTGAACAGGTCATCAAGCTGTGTGATTCCAAATTGATTCCCTACCGCGAGGCGCAAGAGGCCGCGAAACGGGCGCTAATCGAAGAGGAACGGCGCAAGGCAAGGGAGGCGCAAGAAAGAGCCTTGGTAGAGGCGCAGAAAGCTATGGCTACAGGTGACAAGGAGGCCGTAGAGGCGGCCAAACAGGCCATTGTCCAGGCGGAAGCGCCAGTGACGTTAGCGGCGACTCTGAACTCCACGCCCAAGGTCGCCGGTGTAAGCTATCGGACGGTCTCCGAGGTGGTCGTGGTCACGCCGTCACTCGTGCCTGACGAATACTGGGAACTGAACATGGTCAAGGTCCGGGAAGATGTACTGAACGGCGTGGTGATTCCGGGTGTTGAAGTGCGCAAGAAGACTGTGGCAGTGAACAGATGAGAAAACTTTGGTGGCTTCCCGCTGTCTTCGCCCTGGCGTGTGTGGGCCTGTACCTATGGATGGCCCACCTCGTCAAGGATTTACAGACGCTGGACGTGGCAGGCCCGGACCCTGCCGCTGTGGCGCGAACTGCCAAGGAGATTGAGCGATTCAATGCGGAGAGCGCAGCATTGCAGGCAGCCGTTGACCGGCGGCTGGCCTCCTGGTATGGCAAAGAGTGCGACGGGAAGCCCACGTCGAGCGGAGAAACATTCGACCGCTGGGCTCCCACCTGCGCGAGCCTGGACTATCCGCCGGGCACGTGGCTCAAAATCGTGGACGTGAAGACAAAACGCTGGGTGATTGTGCGGGTCAATGATTCTGGGCCTTATGTCCCTGGGCGTTCGATAGACCTATCGGAAGGCGCTGCACACCAATTGGGGATGCGCGAGCGCGGAGTCATACTGGTCGAAGTGAGAGCTTTGGAGGTGAAAGATGGGCAGTAGAGAACAGACACTCTATTGGGAACTCAGCCGACCGCGTAGGAAGGAGGAGGTCAACGCTGGGCTCGCGGCGTTGCGCGCCGACTTGGAGGCGGTGCGAGAAAAGCACGGCGTGCCGGACATGATATGCGTCGTTGGGGTGAATGTCCTATATGATGGTGGGGTGGGTGCGGCGAGAAACATGGTACGCCTTGGCAATCCTGTTGAGGTTGAGGAGTTGCTGGCATGGGCGTTGGGCTATGTGCAGGCTGAACGGCGGGAACGAATCAACAGATACCTGGCAGGCACGGATGTGGAGGTGAAGCCATGACCTGCCACGAGTGGTGGTTTGCGGGGCGCATAGCCATATGGCTGAACTCCGAGATTGAGGGGATGCCGCCATATTACCGCGTCCATTTGGCGGAGGTGAAGCCATGAGATTCGAGTGCCCCAACGACTTTCAGCTAATAACGCCAGAGACCTGTCTCCAGCGCCAAGAAGCACGGGAGGACGGCCAGTTGGCTCTTTGCAGTGGGAACGATTGCAGCCGCTTCGTCTGTGACTCCCTGTACGGCTCGCGCGAACGCCTTATCTGGATTTACCGCATGGAAATGGACCGGCAAGCGGTAGAGCGGAAAGCGCCGCCACCTGCGATAGGAGCGTGAGGTGCGATACAACATTGAGCCCTGCCCGAAGCCGCGTATGACTCAGAGGGACAAATGGGCCAAGCGTCCGAGCGTTATGCGGTACTGGCAGTTCTGCAACGAGTGTAAGCTGGCGCATGTTTGGGTCCCGGAAGCGGGAGCTACAATCGTATTCTACCTGCCGATGCCAGAATCCTGGAGCCGGAAGAAGAGGGCATTGTATGACGGGCAGCCGCACCAACAAAAGCCGGATTTGGACAATCTGGTCAAGGCCGTTTTGGATGCCATTTACGGCGACGATTCCGGCATCTGGGACACACATTCCCAGAAGCGCTGGACTAGCGAGGCGAAAGGCTATTTCACAGTGGACGTTGAGCCGGTGTAGGAGGCAGCTATGAGGAACGCAGGATGTTCTTATCCGAGGGCAACGGACTATGGATTTATCTGGGGGCCGGTCGAAGTCGAACGCAGTGTTTTTGAGCGTGATTCGGTGCTCTTAACGCTCAAAACGGATAGGCAGATTCTGGAAGTGCGCGTAACGTCAACGGGCCTGATTCGAGTTGGCGAGCCGGCCAGGAGGCAGCCATGAGTTTCCTATTGACCCTGGCGGCGTTGTGGTGTTTTGTGGTGGCGAGAGAAAGGAGTAAAGCATGAAGCTGAAACGGTGGCAAATATGCCGCACTGAGGGTGCACGTGGGAAGCCATGTGCCATAACGTTCTACGGCCCCTGGCGCAATGGTCTCATTGGAACGTTCACCATTTACTCGGACGAGGCACCAGGGCGAGACGAATTCATGCAGTGGCTGTTGCGGAAGCTGAACGCGAAGCCAAAACGTAGGACTTGACTTTTAGAGCGTGAGGAATTATATTTAGACCGACCAGCGCGGCGCTGGTCAAGCTCTTGGCAGGAGCGCAAAATGAAGGCGGCACATAGACAATCCGAAAAAGGGCGAAGCGGCTTCCACCTTCACCGTTTGGCCCCAGTCCTGGCCCGTCGGGCTGCCAACCGGCGGGCTGGGCAACCTTTGGGAGGCTCCAATGAGCAAGAGAAGAACTTGCGGGACTTGTGTGCATGGGATATGGCCGCCAGGTGGGGAAAAGTCCGGGCCTGGCCGATGCCGCAGGGCGTATTGGTTACGTGTAGCCCTTGTGGGGCTTGGGCTGCCTATGGCAGCCTCCCTAAAGAGCCGAAAGGTCAACTACAATGAAAGCGCGGTCACGTGTCCGTGTTTTAGTGCAAAGCCTGCGCGGGTGCGGCCATGAGTTTTTTCCCTCTCGTTGCGGCCTTGTTCTTTTTTTGGTGGTGCCTAGCAGACGACAATCAGCGTAGTGGAAGGATGCGCCCATGAGCAAGAAGAAGACTTGTGGAAATTGTGTACACGGTGACTTTAGCAAGACCCAAGAGGGCAGCAATGTTGGTCAATGCCGAGCGGCACGTTTCCTCTCGCACGTCCTGAGCTTCATGCCCTTGCCGATGGTAGTTAGCCCGGAAGAGCCGCTCGACTTCGTTGAGATAGCTCCCCATTTTAGCGCAGCACATTGCGCGGCTTACAGGGCGAAAGAGGAGAAGGAGAAGTAGCCATGTACGTAAAAGCATTTCAATCTCTGCTTGACTCCAGCATCTGGGCGGAATCGTCGGATACCCGCGTCGTATGGATGACCATGCTCTTGATGGCGAATCAAGACGGCATGGTCCTGGCCGCCGCGCCGGGCATTGCTAACAGGGCGAGGGTGGATGTTAACATTTGTTTACAGGCTTTACAAAAGTTTCAAGAGCCCGACCCTGACTCTCGAACCATGGAGTATGAAGGCCGGAGAATCGAGCGCGTTGACGGCGGCTATCTGATTCTTAACTACACCAAATACAGGCAGTTACGAGACGAGAGCCAGCGTCGGGAGTATGCACGCCAGTACATGGCCGACCGCAGGGAACGGGCACGTAAAGAGTCGTTAACACCTGTTAACACTTTGTTAACACCTGTTAACACTTGTGAACAGCAGTTAGCCCAAGCAGAAGCAGAAGCAGAAGCAGAAGCAAAGAGAAACGGAGTAGGCCAGGCTGACGCCTGTCCTACTCTTGGTCAAGTTTCGGTCAATGCAAAGAAACGTCGCTCAGAGCCAAAGCCTTTCATCTATCCACCAGACTTTGAACGATTCTGGAAAGCCTACCCTAAGAAACGGGCCAAGCGGAATGCTTACCGTGAATGGGTGAAGTTACGCCCAAGGCCGGATTTGGAAGTTATTCTGGCGGCTATCGAGCGTCTGAAGAAGAGCGGGCGAGAATTGCAGTTCTACAAGGACCCCGAACGTTGGCTGAAGGGAGCGTGCTGGGAAGACGAAGTTGAGCCGCCGAAGGAATGCCCGTACCAAAACTTCGACGACCCTAACTACCACATGCCAGGAGACCCGAAATGGATGACTCAATCGAAGCTGCTAAAGTGATTTTGGGAGCAATTCTCTTGAACTGCAAGGCCGCCAAAAGCGTCGCCTTTGAGACGCTACGGCCTGAAGACATGCCTTCTACCGCGCTGGCGATTATTTTCAAGACAGCTTTGACCCTGGGTGCCAACGCCGATTTGGTGACCGTGAGCCGTGAACTTGCGCGCTCCGGTGAAATGGTGAAGGTGGGTGGCGCGGGCTGGGTGGCCGGTCTCACGGAAGGGCTGCCTGACCTCGACACGCGGCAATCGAGAAACTATTGTGGCATTGTCCTGGACGGAGCGGCGCGGCGTCATCTTGAACGGGTGGGCCAGAAACTGGCGGATGCTTCGCAGGGAATCGCTCCGGCTGGGGAACTGGCAGAAAAGGCCGCTCAGTACATCCACAAGGTCAAGGAGCGGGTGGAAGCGCGCAAGACTATGTTCACCGGCCCGGAAATCGCCTCGGCGGTCATGGAGAGCTACCTGGAGCGGCGGAAGGGCAAAACATTGGGATTGGACTTCGGGCTGCCCTCCCTGGACGGCAAGGTCGAATACGGAATGGAGCCTGGGAGCTTTTGGGTGGTGGGCGCTCGGCCGAGAGTCGGTAAAACGACCTTTCTCACCGGCATCATAGAGCACCATCTACGGGGCAAGAAGAAAATCTTCCACTGCGCTCTGGAAATGGGGCTTGAACGCAACGCTTGGCGGCTTTTGACTCATATGACTGGGCTCGCGTTAGCAAGGGTGAAGAATCCGACCAACTGCAAAAAGCCGTTGGACGCCAAGGAAATGAGTCGTCTTTCGGCGGCCATTAACGACCGGCTGGGAGTGGACAACTACGTTATGGCCGTTATGCCTTCGGCCTCGCCCTCGGAAATCGAAGCCAAGGCCGTGGAAGCGGAACAGCGCATGGACGGATTAGATTTAATCGTCTTGGATTATTTCCAGCTGATTCGCTCGCCTCAACGATTCAACACCTTGCGGGAAGAAGGAGCTAAGGCCGTGTGGGCCATAGACGCGATGGCGCAACGGATGAAGGTCCCTGTACTGTTGGCGGCGCAATTGAACAGGAACGCGGAGAGCAACAAAGAAGACGAGTTGCCAACGCTGGCCGACCTGAAGGAATGCGGGACGCTCGAAGAGAAGGCAACGGGTGTTGTGCTACTTCACCGTTGGAATATAGACCGCTGGGATGCTTCTCGGACACCGGCCAAAATCATTCTGGCGAAACAACAAGACGGCGGGACGGGTGTGCTAGACATGACATACAACAGGGCGGTGCTCAAGTGGGAAGAGCGCGAAGACTACGGAATGGAGGCGGCGGATGGCGAGTAAAGTAACGAAAATACACGAGGCCACGGTGGCAGTGGCTCTTAGTAAGGCCGAGGACAGCCGGAAGGCGAGAGATTGGAATGGAGTAGTGACCTGGGCGAAAACGGCAAGCGCTTCAGCGGCCTTTCTGGCTGGCGCTAAGGTAGTGACAGATGCTATTGCTTATTTTCCAATTTCTGGGGAAGAAAGGAGGTGACAGATGAAGAATGAAAGCAGGCGAATGGAATACTTGCGCTTAATGGGACTCGGAACTGGCAGGATACGCCCATTCTCCAGCGGGGCGCAGCGTATGGACTGGCAAGATGCCAACTGTTGCCGCTGCAAGAAATACACTGGCGAGAATGGGGCTTGCGAAATTGACGACGCCATCAGCCTCGCAGCTTGTGGTGACGGTACCGTTTCGGCGGAGATTGCCAAGCGGATGGGATATGCCAGCCCTCTGGCGTATTGTTGGGAATGCCCGGAAAGGGAAGATGAGAAATGACTGAGCCGGTCATCCTGAGCGACGGCGCGACGACGGCCACGCTGTACTGCGCTGACTGCCTTGATGTTCTGCCAACGTTAGAGAAGGCCGTGGATATGATATTTACCGACCCGCCGTACGGCCACAACAACAACAACGGTGATTTGATTGCATGTAGGGAGGCTGCGCTAGGAAGGGGACCTGTGCCTGAGAGCGAATGGCGTCCTATCGCGAATGATGGGCCGGAAGCCAACGAGCTATTCCGCTCTTTTTTGACGTTAGCTTATCGCACCTTGGCGCCCGGCTCCTGTTGTTGCTGTTGCTGCGCCGGAGGTGGCCCAGACCCTCAGTTTGCGCGCTGGTCGTTATGGATGGATGAGATATTCCAATTCAAGCAGATGGTGATTTGGGACAAAGGGCCGATGGGCATGGGATGGCATTATCGCCGTTCATACGAAGTCGTCCTGATTGGACAGGTGCCTGGGGCGGCTTGCCGATGGTATGATACCACCAAGCGCGTGGAGAATATCATCAGGCCGGGGCAATGTAGCAAAATTATTCCCTCGAAGACGCAACATCCCACGGAAAAGCCTTCCGCGTTATCCGCCCATTTCATCAAATTGCATAGTCAAGCCGGGGACGTTGTACTGGACCCATTTATGGGCCACGGGAGCACGGGGGAGAGCGCAGTAAAGTTGGGCCGGAACTTCATTGGGATTGAACTGGAGCCCGCCTATTGTGACATTGCCGTCAAGCGCATTAAGGCCGCCTTGGCCCAGCCGTCGCTATTTGGAGGTGAAAATGGCTGAAAAGCGCGAAATCGTCATAAATTACAATTTCCGGTGCAGGCGTTGCCACCGGCTTGGAGCGACCGAGAGCGGGCTGTGCCTGCGCTGTGGCCGCAAGGAGATTCGGGAGAGCATCCGCGAGTACCGCAAGCGGGAGAAGGAGGCCAGAGATGCTAATGCCCTATAAACGAGGCAATGTTGTATGCCCTAAGTGCGGCTTCGAGTTTGAGTTCCATGGCTTTTATTGGAAAACAGTATTTGGGAAAGGCTATCTTCATGGACGGTGCCCGAACTGCCACTACGAATACCGGATGCGCACCAAGGACGCTGGACGGCGCACGGAAACAGGGCAAGATTCAACGAAACAGGGCGGGGGTGTGGAATCTACTTGAAGCGCGTCCGAAACGCGAATTTGGCCGTTTTAGGGGGTGATGATGAATGACCTGCTAGTTCTGTTGAGAGCCTATGCACCGACCTGGACTTCTGCCTGTTGGCGCTACGCAGGAACGGGATTACTCGGAGAGAGCGGCGGGAAAAGGATGATTCCCGTCGTGGCAAAGGGCGAAGCGTTGCGTTACTGCTCTGAATGCTCTCACGGATTCCGCGTGCTGGTAACGAGCGGGCAGGCTGTGCCGCAACTCTGCCCTTACTGTCGCTCTCCACTACGATGGGCGTATGACGAAGAGCCGGAGATTGTTTTTGTTGCTCCGAGCGGGAGCGCGTCGGTAGAGGTGCGTGGATTAGACGCCGTGAACTGGGCGCTTGATTTTGAACGCTGGTGTAACGAGTACAGGACTCCCGCTATACCGGAGCCGCCGAAGTTAATCTTGCTCTGGGCGGCTGGTCATAGACAGGGCCAAGCGCCATGCTGGGGGGAACTGGCGAGAGCGTATCAGGCGCATGTGGGAGTTAAGCGGCCACACCATCATGCACTGCCAAGGCTCTGGTACCGGCTGAAGGTGTGCTATGAAGGCCAAAAATGGGACAGCGGGGAACGTTAGCAGAATCAAGTAGTTACGCCACTTGACAAACGAAAACAAAGGCATTATATTATCACCGTGGACTTTTGCGCCGTGCCTGAAAGCACGGTGTTGTTTTATTGGGGGCCAGCGTTGGGAAAAGCCAGCAAGGCAGAATGGCAAAATCGGATTGTAGGGGAAGGCGAAGAAGCGCCGGAGAAGCTACTCACGAATCCGGCGAACTGGCGCGTTCATAGCCACGAGCAAGAGAACGCCCTGGCCGCCGTGCTTGACAAGGTAGGCTGGGTGACCAGAATAATCGTCAACAGGAACACGGGCCACGTTGTGGACGGCCACCTAAGGGTGGCAATGGCGATTAGCCGGAATGAAAAGACCGTTCCCGTGCTTTACGTGGACCTGAGCGAGGAAGAAGAGAATCTGATTCTTGCCACGCTGGACCCGCTTTCAGCTATGGCGGGGACGGACAACGAAAAGCTGGAAGCGCTCTTACGCGAGATTCCGAACATGGGCGCGGAAATTGATGCGCTCTTGTCCGAGATAGCGGGAAGCAAGGGACTGGACTTTGAAACGCCAGTGGAGCCGTCTGACGCGGAGCCACAGGTTGACCGCGCCGAAGAGTTGAACAAGACCTGGCAGGTCAAGACCGGTGACCTTTGGCGCATTGGTGAACACCGGCTGCTATGCGGGGACTCCACGAAGGCCGAAGATGTGGCGCGGCTGATGGGTGAGAGCCGAGGACGCATGATTTGGACGGACCCGCCGTATGGTGTGGATTACGGGAATCACAACCACCCGGGGAAGCACGCTCCCATCGCCAATGACGCGCTTGACGAGATGGGGATGGCCGCGTTATGGAAGCAATCTCTCTCCGCCTTCGCGGCATTTGTTGATGGAGACATGTATGTAGCGGCTCCGGCGGGGCCGCCGCTCCGAATCATGGATGTGGCGCTAGAGGAAACGCCATGGACGCGGCATCAATGGCTGGTGTGGGTGAAAGACCGCCTTGTGTTGGGGCGCACTAATTACCATTACCGCCACGAGCAGATTTGGTACGGCTGGAAATGCGGCGGCACGTCGTCGTGGAGCACGGGCAGGACAAAGGACAGCGTTTTTGAGGTGGCCAGGCCAACGGTGTCGGAAGAGCATCCCACAATGAAGCCCGTGGAGTTAGTCCAGCAGATGGTCGAGAATAGCAGCAACTCCGAAGATGTCGTGTGCGACCCTTTTCTGGGTTCTGGCACCACAATGGTAGCTTGCCAGAATCTTGGCCGCAAGTGCTACGGAATCGAAATCAGCCCGTCCTACTGCGCGGTCATTCTTCAGCGCATGAAGGACGCATTCCCTGAATTGAGAATGGAGCGTATTTAATGCCAGCCCCACGTGTGAATTGGGAAGCCATAAAGGCTGAATATATAGCCGGTGACGAGAGCGTCACCCAGCGCAGTATAGCGGCCAAGTATGGGGTGAACTTCGCCACAGTTGGCAAGCGAGCCTCCAAAGAGCGCTGGGCTGAAGCGCGGGCAGCGTACCGCCAGCAGGTGGCAAGCAAGACGCTGGGGCGCGTAAGTACAACAGAGGCAGAACTTAGGGCCAAACAGATGCGCGTGTCAGACGCTCTTTTGAGCAAGGGGCTGACCGCGATGCAGCAGTTGAATCCTACCACCTACAGCGAGGCATTGCGAACGGTAGAGACTGCACTTGAACAGGCGCGCAAGGCAGCCGGATTGCCGGAAGAGAGCACTGTCCACCTGCCTGACCTGCAACACTTCACCGATGAGGAGTTAGTGGCGGCCCGTGAGAAACTGGCAGAGCTTAAGCGACGCATGGCAAGCAGAGATTGACGCTGAACTTGCACGGCGAGGGCTTGGCAATTTGGATGCCTGGCCTTCAGACTACATCCGCCAGTCACTTCATTGCCACCTTTGGAGCCGCCAAGCAGAAATAGCCGATGCCATAGTCAAGCATAGGCATGTGGCTGTTCCTTCGGCGCATGGGACGGGCAAGTCCTTCTTAGCGGCAAGGCTGATGTATTGGTGGATTGCCACGAATCCGCCAGGCAGCGCGCTAGTAATTTCGACTGCGCCAACGTTCATTCAAGTTAGAGCTATTCTCTGGCGGGAACTGAATCGCGCCCATGCCAGAGCGCCGCTCGGAGAGATGAATCAGACCGAGTGGCGTCTGAACGGTGAATTGGTGGCCTTTGGCCGGAAGCCAGCCGACTACGACCCAACGGCCTTTCAAGGGATTCATGCTGAAAAGGTCTTGGTCGTGGTGGATGAAGCCGCCGGAGTCCCTGAAGAGATATTCACCGCGGCGGAAGGACTTGTAACGTCGGAAGGAAGCCGGATACTGGCAATCGGCAATCCTGACGACCCGCTAAGCCACTTTGCCAAGATGTGCCGTCCTGGAAGTGGGTGGCACGTGATTCCGGTATCGGCGTTGGACTTGCCAGCCTTCACCGGGGAGCCCTGCCCGCCGGATGTGCTGAAGCTCTTGACCGGCAAGCTGTGGGTGGAAGAACGCCAGAAGGAATGGGGCGAGTCGGACCCGCGCTATGTTAGCCGCGTTCTGGGGCGTTTTCCTGAAGACGCAGTTTCCGGGGTGGTACCGTGGTCGTGGGTGGTCAAGTGCCAGAAGCCGAGAGAGTACAAGCCCGAAGAACTCTTGCCGGTGGAGCTTGGTATGGACGTGGGAGCAGGCGGCGACGAAACGGTTATTCGGGAGAGGCGAGGCCCGAAAGCAGGGCGAACGTGGCGCTATCACACGCCAGACAGCAGCGAGGCCGTGGGCTATGCGGTGCAGGCTATCAAGCTCACTGGCGCGAGTCGAATCAAGGTTGACCTTTGCGGAATCGGCTGGGGCGTGGTCGGGAGACTCAAAGAACTTCGGCCAGAGCACGGCGCGGAAGTGGTGGGCGTGAACGTCGGTGAAACATCAACGGACCCGGCGAGATTCCCGAAACTGCGTGACCAGCTATGGTGGGAAGTGGGAAGAGAGTTGTCACAGTCGGGCGGCTGGGATTTGTCCGAGCTTGACGATGAGACGGTAGGGCAATTGATAGCGCCTCGATGGGCTCCCGATAGCTCTGGTAGAGTCAAGGTGGAGCCCAAGGATAAAACAAGAACGAGAATCGGGCGTTCACCGGATGACGCTGACGCCTTGTTACTGGCCTTTGCGGGGAATTTCAGTGCTGACCCGAATTTCCTGGAATGGATGAAGACCAAATTGGAGACCGTATGAGAATAACAATCGGCGCGCTGGACATAAAATTTGGTGAACAGCCGGGCGACGCCGTAGGCGCGGAGTCGCTGAACAATCGGCTTCAGAACGCTCAACTTCCAACGGCCCCACAAGGCAAGGACCCATTCCCATTTAAGCCATTAGCTCCTCTTCCGCCGTTGGGCGGTCCTGGCCCGGAGCCGACCGGATTCGAGATTCCCGTTGGCTACAATCTGACGTTCAATCCTGACCAAGCGAAGCCGGGCGCTCGTGAATCTCAGTTACGGATACTGGCTGACAACTGTTGGGGCATTAGACTTGTAATCGAAGACCTGAAAAGACAGATGCGCGGCCTGCCTCACGGGATACGGCCACTGAAGATGCAGGAGGGTGAGAAATACGCAGAGCGCCCAGATGTCCAGGCCGCTGAGGCATGGCTGAAAAAGCCGGATGGGTATTTGAGATTTGGCGACTGGCTGAACGCGGTGCTTGAGGATATTCTGGTCGTTGGGGCAGTGGCTCTCGGTAAACGAAAGACCGTTGGCGGGAAGCCGTTGGGACTGCGAGTTATGGACGCGGCCAAAATCAAGCCGATTCTCACTGCTGCTGGGCTTCCGCCTGAGCCACCGGCTGCCGCGTTCTACCAATACTTGCACGGAGTCCCGGAGCGGCAATATACCACCGATGAACTAATCTGGCGGCCCATGAATGCGCGCTCCTGGACGCCCTATGGATTCTCAGCGGTAGAGCAATGCTTGACCTTGGTCACGCTGGCGATAAATGCTTCGTTGCAAGAGAACTACAGCTACACGGCTGGGAATACTCCGCCCGGATGGCTAATCCTCCCGAAAGATTTCACGATGCAACAGCGTGAGGACTTCCAGAAATACCTTGACTCGCGCATGAAGGGCAATTTGCAGGCGCGGGCGGCGGCCATAGCGGTACCGGATGGGACAACGTATATCCCTGTGCCTCCGCCGAAGTGGGATTATGAGTTTGACGAACTCATACTTCGGGCGATGGCATGGGTGGTCGGTGTAAATCCTGAGCCGATTATGAAGAGTGCCGGGCTAGGCCGGTCAGGGCAGGGCAATGCTAATCAGTCTCAGGCATCTGGTATCGAGCCACATAAGATTTTTATCGAAGAAATCCTGGATGAATACATCAATGAAGACCTCGGACTCACTGAAGTGAGTTTCGAGTGGATAGCCGAAACGCAGATAAACAAACAACTGGAACTACAGGAAAATGAGGCGTTCGTCAAACTGGGTATCCGAAGCGTGAATGAGGCCAGGGCGAGAGCGGGTGACCCGCCTTCCGATGTGCCGGAAGCGAACATGCTTATGGTCTTGACTCCCACCGGCTATGTGCCATTGCAGGGCAGCGGCAAGACGCCCCCGCAAGCACCTCCGCCAGAAGCGCCGCCGGAGAATACCCAGAAGGCGGACTTGGCGCGATGGAAGAAGGTCGCCAAAGCCGATGCGAAGAATGGTCGAGCGCCGCGTCCGTTTGTCAGTGCGGCGATAACGCCCGCTGCTAGATATTGGGTGGAGAAATGCCTGGCAGAAGGCGATGTGGCTAAAGCGTTCAAGGGTCCTCGCAAAGCGTTACGTTGGGAGACAAGCGAGCGCGCCAAGCCGTTAACTGAGGCGGGCGTGGAACTCTGGCAGCGCATTTACAGACATTTGGCTGCGCCGTATTTGGCCGAAGGCAAGGCCCAACTCGTGGCCAAGGGGCCGACGGATATGCCGCCGGAGGATTGGGCTGCGCTGGTACGATGGCTGGAGGCAGTCTATAACGCCGGGGTGGATGACTCGGCTGAACTCGTGGGCGTGGGTGAGACCAGCGCGGCGGTGTGGGCGCAAGAGCGAGCAGCTGCATTATTGGGGATGAAGTGGGACGGCTCCGAGTGGATAGACAATCCCAATGATTTGGCCGTCTCTGACACGGTACGTGAGACGGTACGCAATGCCATAGCCGAGGCGGTAAGCAGCGGCAAGAGCTACACGGACTTAGCCAAAGAGTTACAGGACACGCTCGAATCACCGGCCCGTGCCATGGTAACGGCAAGGACGGAAACGGCGACTGCATACAATGTGGGAGCAGGCACTAACTACGCCGCGCAGGGAGTGGAGATGGTCGAGGTCTCCGATGGTGGCAGCCCTGACTCTTGCGCGGAGTGTAACGCAGTAAATGGCGACCATTGGACTGTGGCTCAAATGGTAGAAAATCCCATAGAACACCCGAATTGCACTAGAGCGTTCATACCGCTCTCGGAGGAGTAAGATGGGCTGGGAAAAAGGCAAGCCGAGGAAAGTCGTTACGGACAATGTGGAAGAGACCGCAAGCAAAGAACAGGACAGGACAATTCAACTCGTGGTCCCTGTGGACTGCACGCACTCGCCGGAAGCTCTACGGGCGCTGTTGCAAGAGATGCTTGACACTGCGCGGCCCGGTGAACATGTTCGGGTGCAGGTGCGCTAATGACCGGCCCAGAAATCGGCTTCAACGGCAGATTTCTCACGTTAGCCTGCGCGCTCGGAGAAGGCACTGGGACTGCCATGATTGCGCCGGAGGCGGTGATTGGGATACTGCCTCACCCAGAGGGCGGGTCTACGATTATTGTGCCCGGTCAAGCGTTTGGGCGATTTCTCAACGAGCCTGCGGAAATACAAGGCGCGGTATTCGATGTGCTTCGTAGGATGTCCGAGGCGCGGATGCCGTCGGTGGTCCCTGTGGAGAAACGGCTGGTCAGGATGTAAACGGAGTGTGCCATGAGAGAAGAAAAGGCCACAACTATCGGAACGGTGCGGCGAGTTTATAAGGCTGCTGACGGCACTCCTCACTTAGAGGTAGTCGTTACTGGCCCAAAACTGGACAATACGAAGCCACGTCGGGAGCGGATGACCGAAAAGAGTTTGGACAACATTGTGGCGGAGGGCAAGGCCGGGGTTTACCGGCTGGTCCCCGCGCATAATGTGCCTATCTTGTTAGGCACTAGCTGTGACGCATACCGTGACTTGGATGGAAACGTGGCTATGGATATAGTCATGAAGGCTTCGAGCACGATGGCGATGGAAGTGTACGAAGATTACGAAAACGGGGTATGGACCGACCGGCAGGTTAGCATCGGCGGCCAAGCGAATCATATTCCCGCCATAGATGCCGTAACGAAATCTGCGATTACGGAATTGGACGATTTCCACGGTAATCATATCGCGTTGACCTTCCCCGGCAAGGCGCTGTATCCCGATGCTAAAGTTATGTCGGCAGTAATGAAGGCTGCGGATGATGGTGATACCGAGACGTTGAAAGCGCAGGGCCTCACCGATGAGGAAGCGGCTGAAGTTGTGAAGACGGCCAAGCGCGAAGATGTGAAGCCGTCGGAAGGTGAAAACAAATACGGCGATGTGGAGTTTGCAGACGCCAAGAACAAGAAATACCCCATTGATACTGTTGAGCATATCAGAGCGGCCTGGAACTACATCAACAAGGCCAAGAACGCTGCGAAATACAGCGCGGAAGACGTGAAGGCAATCAAGGCGAAGATAATCTCCGCCTGGAAGTCGAAGATAAACGAAGACGGCCCGCCAAGCGCGGAGAAAGGAGACCCGATGTGGGATGTTAAGAAGGCACAGGCGGCCTTGATAGAGCGGGCCGGGAAACTCGGAATCAAGCTGGAGCCGGTCGAAAAGGCTATGTTCCAGCCGGACACGTGGGCGTATCCGGCGTCTAAGAAAATCCAGGATGCGCTCAATGGGCTGTATGCACTCTCCCTCGTGAGCGACCTCGTGAACGCGGAAGCGAGTGAAGGCGACTTGGCCGATGAGGACAAGGCTCAGTTGGCCAGTCTACTCGCCGCCATAGCTGCGTTGCAGGATTTCATTGCCTCGGAGATTCAAGAGCAAGAACAGCCGCCTGCACCCGTGGCAATGGCTCAAGATACACCCAAGGGCGATGATGTAGCAAAGGCCAAGGATGAAACGCCCAAGGCGGAAGTAACGAAGGCAGATTTGAGCGAGGTGTCAAAGGCCCTTACGGAGTTGCTAGAAAGCATTGCTAAGACCAGCGCAGAGGTGCAGGCGTTGAAAGAAGAGAACGCTGCCCTAAAGGCTGACGTAGCAAAGGCGCTCGCAGTCCCGGTAGAGCCCGGACGCCCCGTGTTCAAAGATGCAAACGGTCAACCCACTGACATTAACCCTGAAGCTGGCAAGGCGATTGCGCTGCCATTTGAAGTGGTAAAAGCAGCGTACGCCGAAAGCAAGGATATGGCGGAGTTCCAGCATAAGTTGGTCCGCCTGACCGCCGAGGCCAGCGTCAATGCTGCGCTACGGCGCAAGTGAGGGACGAAAATGGATACCAATAATCTGAGTAGCGATGTGCAAAAGTTGGTCAGCGACACGAGCGGATTGGTGGCGAAGGCTCTCCATGACGCCTATCCCAATGGCGTGCTGGACGTTTCCAAGGCTTCACTGGACCTGAATGCCAACCAGTATGGCGTGAGCCTTGAACAGCCAGCCAAACAGCTTATGCCGTTTCTGCCTTTCTGGCAGTCCAGAATCCCTCGTGAGGTGATTCCGACCGGCAACCAGAAAGACTACAAGCGGATTACCAAAATAAGCGCAGTTGGTAAATCGACCGCTGCGCCTGGCGTGAAGAGCGCGGCGGCTGGCGCGTATGCCACTGACGCCAAGTCGGCCACGTTTGGGATTGTCTCATCCGGTCTGTGGGATATCATCTACGAGGCCGAGAGAGCGGCGGGTGCGTTTGATGACATTCGCGGGCGCGTGGTAACTAATGCTCTGCTTTACGGTAAACTCACGGAATCCGCGCATATCTTCGGCGGGAACGTGAACGCGCTGGGCCAGGTTACCAACGTCGTCGTTGCTGACAGCGGCGTTGTCTCCGACAATAACGTCGGATTCGCGAACGTCCCTTATTACGTGTACGTCAAGGCCATTACTCACATGGCGATGATGAAGGCCGTCCAGGCTGGCGCAATCCTTCAGCCCTCCGGCTCAACCGGAAAGTGCTACTCCTGTGGCGTGAGCATTGACCAGACGGATGGGTACGGTGCTGAGTCCACGGTGGCTACTGCTACTCCTACGGCTACTCACAGCCTGAAGATTAGCTTCACTCCCATTCCGGCGGCTGCTGGGTACGCCATCTATATCGGCACGACTACGGGCGTCAGCAACGCGCACTTTGTCGGTATCACCGGGCAGAGCACGGTCACGATTCAGGACGTTGTCACGAGCGGCGACGTTTGCGCGACAGGTGACACCTCGGCGGACTCTAACGATTTCAACGGTATGAGAGCGCTTATGTGTGCTTCTGGCAGCGGCTCTTATGTCCAGCGCGTTGGCGCGGCGCTTACCCCGGCCTATGGGAACGGCATCCTCGAAATCAACAGAATGCTTTCTCGGTGCTACCTCAACGGGCTTGGTACGGACCAGGGCCAGCTTGTTTGCGGCGTGCTAGACAGAGCGGCCATCGGCTACGCTTTGGGCCAGGGCGCGGCTAACAGCGTGGTACGTTATCCAATGCTGGTCGGCCCTGAGAACACCTTCGCCGGCGGCGCGTTTGCAAATAAGTACGTCCACCCTGTGACTGGGCGCTTGATTGACATCGTGACTGACCCTTACATGGTCCAGGGTACTATCGCCTGGGTCCCGGACATCATCCCGTTCCCACAGGCGAACGTGGACGCTCCGGTCAAACTGTGGCTCTCCTACGACTGGACAAACTTCGAGTACGCCACGGGCCAGCCCGCCCGCCAGTTCGAGAACAGGATGCGGGGCGGCTTGGCAATGTACATGCCTCCGATTCATGGCCTGCTTTACGACGTTTGGCAGCCGTGATTTCTCTTAACGGGGCGGGGCTTCGGCCCCGCCCTATGAGGTGACGAATGGCTGACCCTCTTGCCACCCAACAAGACTATGAGGCGATGTGGGAAGTCCCGCCCGACCTGACTAACAAATTAGCGTGGGCGCTGGCGGCGGCGAGCGATTACATGAATGCTGAAGCTGGCCGAGTGCTTGTGTCCCAGTCGTACAATGAATGGTACACGGGGGACGGCTCAGCCGTGCTTAAACTGCGCCAGTGGCCCGTTACCTCTGTGTCGTCGTTGACCATGGACGGGGCTGTATTGACCGTCATGGCGGATGGGGATGCTGATACCGGGCAAGACGTTCTAATAGCTAACGGTGGCAAGTGGCTTCAGGCCAGGGGATTTTACTTTTACTCCGGGGCCAGTATTTCCGTCAGCTACACTGCCGGGTATGCACTTGGCAGTGTCCCGCCAAGGCTAGTCTCTGCCTGCGTGTTGATTGCCAAGTTGCTCTTGATGGAGCGCGAGAAAATCGGGACTGGCGGAAAGACACTGGGCCCGGAGCAGGTCAACTTGGTGGTCCGTAAGTTCAGCGAGTACCCGATGATTGAGGATGCGCTAAACAGCGAGAGAGGCTGGCTGTGACTAAATGGATTACCGTGTCCGAAGAGGGCATGGTACAGGTCCAGGGTGCTATCAAACACCTGAGCAAATCGTTGCAAGGCCCCAAGCGCCATTTATGCGCGCTGGTCATGACTCCATTGCAGCGCAGGGTACTGAAGAGCATGGAAACACGCTGGACGCCCGGAGCGCAGTCGGAGAATCTTTTCAAACGTACCGGGAACACGACGCGCTATCTATCGGCCCAGCCGTTCGATTGGGGGGCTGATAGCGTTAGCTGGGGAGCCAAGCCGGACGCGCCGGAAGGGCGTAGATTGGGATTTCTGGAACATGGTGGCACTATCACTCCGAAGAACGGTAGAGCGCTGGCTGTTCCTCTTCCCGCAGCGCTTACAGCGGCGGGGGCATTGCGCAGTGAACTTAATTCACCGGGCGGCCTGCGAGGATGCGGAGTCCCGATGTTTGTCATGCAGCGCCAGGGCAGGGCTCCATTACTGGTACAATGGGCCAAGGGATACAAGGCTCTCACTCCGCTCTTCGTGCTCAAGCCCAGCGTCTTCATCAACGCGCATCCGACGTTCAAGAACGCCGTTGAGGGCTCGGAGGCTGAGGTCAATGCTGCGTTATCACCGGCAAATCTTACAGCCGTCCTGGAGGGAGATAAATGACGTGCGCTCGTGAGTTGGTGATGACCGGGCTGGAATCTGCGTTGACGGCGGCAATGGCGGCGCAGTACGGGGATGGGTATATCTGCACGCGTGACCTTTCCACTGACCCCATGAGTCTAGAGGCCGAACAACTTCCGAGATTGTTCTTGTGGGAGACCGCCCGTTCCGCTGATGAATACTCCCAAGCTCCTTACCGATACACCATTAAGGTGCAGGTCATAGGAGCAGCTAAGGGCGCTAATTCCGCAGCGGTACAAACTGCGCTGAATACGCTTGAATCAGTCATAGACGACTTTCTGTATCCTACATCTTCGAGCGCGGTCAGCGTGTTGAACGGGATTCCCGTTGAAATAAACGCCGATGGCGACGATACCATTTACGTGGGCGACAGCAGCGGGGTGTTGGACTACCCTATCACGGTCGCTTACCGGAGGGTCTAATGAAATATCAGGTCTCAGCGAAATGCAAAAGCGATTCCGTGCTGGTAAACGGCAAGGAATACTACATGGGCGACATTGTGGAGTTATCACCAGAGCAAGCCGCCCAGATAAGCGTGTTAGTGCCGGTGGAAACGCCGGTCACTAAGAAAGGAGAAACAAAATGACTGCGGGATACAACTCTTTGGATGTCTGGGCTGGCGTTAGAGCCTACGTCGAAGTCGCGGATTGGGTGGCGAACTATGGTGCCACCACATGGTATGGATTGGGATACGCCAACGGTATAGAGTTTGACAACCTTCGCACGGTTGGCAAAATCAGCGCGGACAACGCGATAATGCCAGTTGGCGCGTACTACGATGGTGAGTCGGTCACTCTCAAGGCGAGTATCCTCCAGACTAACTGGCTGAACTACGCTCGGCTGAAGGGTGATGCTGATGCGAAGGTGACCGCCGTGGCTCGTGTCGCGGGCACGACAGACGGCACGTTGACCTATCTGGCTGACGAGCCGCCGGCTCCCCGGTGGCTGACTGTTAAGCTGACCGCGCCGAACATCGCAATCAGCCCTGGAATAGCTCCGGGAACGACGGATGTGTACTCTTCGGCGGTGTTCACCATTCCGAAATGTCTGGTGAAAATCACCAAGGGGACTGCATTCGGCGTCAAGAAGGTCGGCGAGTACGGCATAGAGATAGACGGCTTCGAGGACACGAGCGTCACCGCCGGGAATGGCCAGTTGTTTAAGTGGGTCGCTACAGCACCGAAATGATTGAACTGCTACAGCGCAATTATCGCCGGGTGAAAATAGGGGGCCGGAAACTCGGCCCCCTTCACACCGGGCGCTATTATACCGTAGGGCCGCTGACCATTGAGCGGTGGTTTTCACTCTACGGCATGATATGCTTCTTGAACGGCGGCCCCCCGAAGGACTGGCAGAAATTCGCCGCAGAGAAGGGCGACGCGCTGGTCGTGTCCTTGCCACTGTTGGTGCTAGAGCCATTGCGGAATAGCGACTACAATCGCTGCACCCAATCGCAGACTCAGGCCGTGCTGAAGGCATTGGGCGAGGTCAATAATATCCCCTATCTACTCGAACAGAGCAAGCCGGGCAAGGGCGAGTCCGTGGATGCGCTGGACGTGATAGACGCATTGTGTCAAATGCGACCCGCCTATGACCATGACAAGGCCCGACTACTACCCGCGCAGGCGCTGTTTGCCATTCTTGAGGCCGTGGGACGCAATGAGAGGCGCAGGGGCGGGGCAAGTGAGCCTGAAGAGGTAACAGCAGCGGAAGCGATGGAACTCGCCAGGGAGCAGGGCCAGAGCGAGCCTGATGCCACCGGAGGTAAGGTTGCCTGAATATACGGTAAACATCAAAGTCGTTGCCTCTTCGGAAGATGCTGCTATCCAACAAGTCGCGCAAAAACTGTCTGAGGCAAAAGAAAAGATTGAAGAGACCGGCCAAGCCGCCGAAGAGAGTAGCGGCGGGATAGATAAGCTCAAGGAAACGGTAAAGTCGCTGGCTGAAGCATTTGGGCTGGTATTGGGGGCGAGAGAGGTAATCGAGTTCTTCAAAGACCTTGTTACCGAGGGCGCACGCGATGAACATATGTTCAACAATCTGGCTCTCTCGGCCAAGATATATGCTAATGCAACTGAGGAAACGATTGCGCAGGCAAAAGAATGGGTCAACTGGCTGCGCGTTACTTACGCAGTCTCCAATGATGAAATAATCCCGGCATTCCAGAAAATGATAGCCATTACCGGGAATGTGTCGCAAGCCGAAAAGCTTATGACTGTGGCGGCGGGTGCATCAAAAGAGGGCTTTATGTCCATGACCGAGGCGGCCACGGTCTTACAGCGTTATCTGGAAACTGGCCTTGTCATGCGAGGTGTAGACCCGGTAAGCAACGCTTTGCGTGAAGGCAAAGCGGCGGGCGAGAGTTTTGCGACGATTCTGGACACGCGCCTTATCCCTGCTTTCGCGGATGCTGGTAAAGCCGTAAATGATAACAAGACGGAGTTAGACGCATGGACTGCCTCCTGGAAAGCAGGCGAGGCCGAAATGGGCCAGATGGTGGGGGGAATCAAGAGTGTGATAATCCCCGCATTGCGTGGCCTTGGCGGCGCGCTCGTGGACATAATAGGTGGCTTGGCCCTCGTAGGACTCGAAGCAAAGTACGCCGGGAAAGAATTGGGAGCTTTTTTGGGCTTTGGCGTTAATGTGCAGGCCAACGGGCTGAAAAATGCATTAGACACGCTATATGACCAGATGCGCGATATTAGGGAGGAGCAAGAAGAGGACCTAGCCAAGCTTGGTGAGCATTTCATGAAGGCCAAAGACATTATGGCTGGCGTGAGTGTCGAAGTAAAGGAAGCGGGTGATAAGGCAGCGCAAGCGACGAAGGAGCAAGCCGCCGCGTCCTATCATTTCTTCGTGGAGTCGTCTCAGAAGATGCTTGACTCCGCCAAAACGTCATCCGCGCAGAGACTGGAAATACTACGGCAAGAAGCGGCGCTTGCAAGGAATACATTTGGCGAACAATCTAAAGAATACAAGGATGCTCAGACCACTCTGGTAGAGGCAGAAAAAAAGGCGGCGGAAGAGGCGACTAAGGTTGCAGAAGAGCATAGTAAGCAGATGAAGGCGGCTAATGATGCGCTCGCCAAAAGCGTGTTAGAAGTGGCCAGGGCGGAAGAATCCGAGGCTAGTGCTGCATTAAAATCTGCCAAGAGCAAAGACGATATCCGCATAGCCGCCGGTGAGGCGCAGGTCGCGCTTAAGAAGGAACGGGAAGCCGCCAAAATAGCACTGGCGCAAGAAAAGGCGGATGCTATCGCCGCTGCCAAGGGGAACAAGGCCGCAATCGCAGTTATTAACGAGACCTATCGTAACAAAGAACTAGCATTGGAGAAGGAGTTTGAGAACAAACGTGTCGCCATAAACAAAGAGGCAGACGATAAAATCGCGGCTATTGACAAGGCCATCAGGGACAAGGAAAAGCAGGAGGCCGACAAATACGCGGCACAGCTCAAGCGGGCTGCGAATCTTTTGCTGACCAATGAAAAGAAGAATCTACAACAGCGGCTACAGGCCGTAAAAGATTTCTACGCTCAGGAGAGGGCGCTGGCCGAAGGTAATGCGGCGGCGTTGGCGATACTAGACCAGGCTGAAACAGCCGAACTCAAAAGGACCAAGGAAGAACAAGTCGCCATTAATCGGGACGCACAAGAGAGAATTGTCGGCGCCATGCAGGGTATGTTCGCCCAGAACAAAGAAGTATCCCTGGCGCTGGCTGTCGTGGCGGCTTTTGAGGGAGCGGCAAGGGCTGGGGCAGCCATGGCGTCGGCTGGACCTTGGGCGGCGGCGGCGGCGTACGCAGAGACGCTGGCACAACTCTACGCAGCGGTGAAGGGGATACGAGGCACGGATATCGGAAGTTCGAGCGGTGGCAGTGGCGCTGTTAGCAGCACCGCGTCTCCGAAGATGACCATGCCCGCTGGGTATGGCGCTCCGCCCAGCACCACTCCGGCTCCGGTCTATCACTCTACGACGAATCAGACAGGCGGGAACATCAACGTCAATGTGCAAACACTGATATCCGCCGATGGTGACAGGGCGGTACAGAATCTAGCTTACCAAGTGGCGAAGCAGATACCCGTGGTGAATAGGCGCATGTCACGAGCGCCAGCCGTCCAGGCGGGGAAGAGGGGGCACTAATGCAATGGGTCTACGCGCCTAAGATTCGCTCGCGGAACAGCAGCGGCACAGTTCTGCATACGTTCTACCCGACGTTTCCGCCGGTGCAAGTCGGGCCGCCAACGTATGAAAAGGTCGTGGCGGCGAACGAACTGCTTGATTATTCGCAAGTTGAATACCTGCGCGGATTCCGGGCGCACCTGCCTATCATTTTCGAGCAGGCCGCCGGGCATATAGACGGCTTCCCTGATTCGCTGGAAACTGTCTTGTCGGATTTGGGCGCGGCGTCTACCAATTATTTGGAGGCGTCGCTCAACGATAATCTCATAGCATATCCAACGGCCTTCGACAACGCTGTTTGGGGCAAGAATCAATGCAGTGTCACCGCCACCAATATCACTGACCCGCTCGGCGGTGCCACGGCGGAAAGAATCACGCCAAATACAGGGGCGACTAATGCGTTCGTCTCCCAGACAGGGCTGGTCCCTGCCACGCTCCAAGCGGGGCAGATGTACACGCTCAGCGTGTATGCCAAGGCCGCTTCTGGCACACCGTCCATCATTCTGGTGATAAGCCACCAGGGCTGGACAGCGCGAGGCATGGCTACCGTGACTCTTACTACCTCCTGGCAGCGTTTCTCCGTATCTGGGGCAGTCCAGGCGGGCGATACGTCGCTCATTGTTGTCATTGGCCAGTTCCCAGAAGCGGCCGGCCCTATCGACCTTTGGGGCGCGCAGCTAGTGGAAGGCCCATTGACGCCGTATATTGACCCAGCGAACGCCTGGAAGCGCGTCAATATCGGGGATTCTTATAACGCTACAATGCCGTCTGGCAAACGGGTGGCGCTCCACTCTGAAATAGAGCTAATCGGCTACGCTTTGCAAACGACAATCCCTTCCCCGGACTCCGGGCTCTGGTGACGTATGTTGACTCTCATTCTCAAAAAGTCTGGCTCGGCGGATGTGGACATCACAGCACGGGTGCTTGCGTCATCTGCCCCGCATCTCACGAGAGAGTTGGACGTTACGGCATTCACGTTTACCGTCGGTGATGTGACGCTCACTCTCCAGAATGAGGACGGATATTTTACCACCCTGTTCGGAGCGGCTGACCCGGAAGCGATTTATCCGAATCAATACTACCTACAAATATCCAAGAATGGTACCGTAGTGTGGGAAGGCGATTTGGATGCATCCTCAACGCTGGTCTTCGACTCGAAGCTGAAGACCTGCACCGCGACGTTTCTCCACGCGCTGAAACGGCTAGACAACTACAAGGCTTCCGACGCCGTGCGCCCTGGGCTGCTATATAAGCATAGGAACGGCATTGTCCAGTCCGAAACGCATAGCTCTACTGCATTCACGCTAACGGACGCAGATTTGCCTATGGCGACCAACGAGTTTCAGAATCATGCCGTTTATGCCTACTGCTCCAGTACATATTATGACCCTTTGCATGGTACGTATTCCCAGAAAGATGCATGGTTTTGGCTGCGAGTAATTTCTAATGACAATGCGGGCACACTCAATTTGGCGCAGGCGTCTTGGGGCGTGACCAGCCCGGTAACGGAGGCGGGTCCTGTGGATTATTTTCACGTTTTGCCGGGGTACCCATTTTTTATCTGCCCAATTGCGTTGGACGTTCGGACTAGCACGCTCAACAACCAGGGGCTTATGTTCATGGGGCGTTCGGCAATAGACGCCGGGCTATTTAAGGATGACAGTTTTACCATGTTAGGCGCGGACGGCGCGGTCCACAATTTCCGCTCGAAATTGCTAGTCCCGGCCTACCCAGCGCTGTACAACCAAACGCAAGTCATTGCGGATACGGCTATAGGCTCCGCCTCTGATGCGCTTTCCACGATTCTGGCCAGCCCATTCAATAGGAATATGAGCATAGCGGATGCAGCAGCGCTGCTATTCACGACAGCGAACATTTCATCTTCCAACTACGTGATTGATGTCACTGAGTATAGCAAAACATTGGACTACCTGGACTTCACGGACAAGCACGTGGGCGAAGCACTTGCGGAATTAGCCGCCAATGCGAATGCGGTATTGTTCTGGGTGGGTGGAAAGTATTATTTCATTGACCGCAGCCATGTTATCTCTGGCTCTACGGTGAAGGCTTTAGATTCTCTGTTGATGACCGACCAAGTGTCGTTGCTATGGCCGCAGTACACGACTCAGGTAAAAATCACTGGCGGCCCAGCAGTAGGGACTAGCGGCGGCAACAATCTGACCTATCTCATGGGGCGGCCTTCGCGCATCGTTCCACCGCTGGAAATATCCACTGATTTCATCGGGCGGATGGCCACCTTGGCAGAGGCTGGCACACGGCTCTATAACTATTTCGCCACCAAGCGCAAACAACGACTGGTCCAGGTGCTTGACGACGGGACGGCATATCAAATATGGGACCGCGTAAGCATCGGCGGGGTGGAGTATATCGTTACCAATGTGGACGAGCCACTGCGGTCGGTGGACACGACAGTCCTTGATAACATTCAATTGACTCTTATCGAACGTACCGGCACGGCTCCGAGCGCCGGAATTGGAGCAGGCAGCAACAGCGTAGTGGACTACGACCCGCCTTCCACGCCGATACCGTTTAGAATAGCCGTGGAAGCGAACGGGGCGAACTATGATTACGCCCTGTACTGTTACTACTGGCCAGAGACCGATTTGTGGAAGTGCGCGCTGGTAAATATGCAGTCAATAAACGGCGATGGGAGCCTAACAGGGTCGAGCATACAGGCACCATTTACGCGGAAGGCCCCTGCGGCTCCTACGACTGGCCAAGTCGCGGGGGGAACTTTGGCGGCGGCAACGTATTACGTTAAGATTACCTGTTGCAATGTATATGGCGAGACCATAGCCAGCGCAGTGAGCACGCAGGCAGTGGCCGCTAACAACTATCTCACGGTAACGGCTCCCGCCTTCCCTGTAGGGATAGCGAGCGTGCGGGTATACGCTGGCACGAATCCCGCGCTGTTGTACTACCAGGGCCAAATCACGAGTAGTGCGGGAACGTGGACGCAATCGGGAGCGCTCGTTACGAATACTTGGCTCGCGCCAGACTACACCATGCAGCGCGTGGTGGGTGCCACAAGGGCCAGCGCGACAGAACACTGGTACGTGGCAGCATCAGTAACAACGTACACTGGGGCGGCGAGCCCGTATTGTGACGCGCTCAACACTTAGGAGGCAGAGGATGAAACGGGCTGCATTTATTGTGCTAATGCTATTCTACGTTTTGGCGTTCGCGGATACCAACGTGGGAATCGTTCCCGCGACGGTGAATCTCACCATAGAACAAGGCAACACCTGGAGCGCGAGCTTGACGTTCACTGACGGAACAGGGACGGCTATCAATCTCACCGGATACACGTTCACAGCGCAGATACGACCGTCCTATTCGTCTTCGACGGTGACGGCAACGTTCACCTGTACGGTGACGGATGCCATACATGGTGTGGTGACTTTGAGTCTGACCAGTGACCAGACGGCTGCCTTGCCCGCGCCTTTCACCGGCCAGTGGGATTTGTGGATGTCCAGTCCCGCCACTGCCCTGCGAATCATGGCGGGGAATGTAACGGTCGTTCCTAGAGTGACGAGGTAGCCATGAGACGCCTAATCATTCTCTGCTTTGCTCTACTCGCGCTTCGGACTCTCGCTCAGACTTGCCCGGTGAACGTGTCCGTCGCCACGTCTCCGGTGTACAAAATCACCGTGGCGCCTTTGACGCCCAACGCAGTAACGCCTATCACCGTGACCGTTTCAAGCGGGCAGAATGTCGCAGTGACGGTCAATCCGAATATTCTTGCCCCTGAAGTGGACCCACGTTTGCCTGCGCCCGGTGTGAGCGGGAATGTCTGCACGAGCGATGGGTCAAAGTGGATTTCCGCCGCACCTGCGCCAGGGGGTATCACCGGCCCCACGGACTCTACATTGACGCAGAGCGGCACGACCTTGGGCCTGAATCTGGCGAACGCGAACACCTGGCTCAGCGACCAAACTCTGACTATTTCTGACCCGACAGTCCCAGGTCAATACCCTAGCAGCCGACTTACATTTACCGCTAAAGGTCTTTCAAATGCGAAGCCGCCCGTGTTGAGCGCGAACGATTTCGCCATCTACGCATACAATCCAAATGCAGACCCGGGGGGAGCATCGCTTTATTTTGATAATGGGGTACCGGAGGACATGATAAAAATGTCTAATGGCGCCCTGTCTTTTGAAAGTGCGGACGGCCAGTATTCCACCATATTATCTCGGCACAGTTTTGCAGCGTCGTACACAGCAGCAGACCTCTTGAACTTATCAGCAGATACCGGGCTACACCACAGCGCAGATGATAATGCAACACACGTTGACCTAAACGGAGCAACGGGGCTACATCTGGGCGGGGATTCTTGGGCACAAGTATTGTTCGGGACTAACTGGGACGCTGGAATTATCAGGTCTGGTGTAGGCAAGCTGCGTATAACCACTGGCGGCGGCTTTCAAGGGATGCTCCAGCCAACGGGGTGGACGTTAGGTGATTTAGAGGCGGGAACTATAACGGCGAATAACTTCGTTGGCCCTGTTACTGGCACAGCATCAGGCAATATTCCCATGGTCGCTCCAGGCCCTTCGGGCAACGTCCTCACCTCTAATGGCACAGCCTGGACAAGCGCCGCGTTGCCAGCCGATACCGACACCCTAGCCACGGTCACGGCGCGAGGCGCGACGACTTCCGTCGCGTCCAGTTTCACCGGCGGCCTTTCCGCGTCGGCTGTCTCCACTGGCAGTCTCAACGTTCAGACACCGACCACCAGCACGGTCGGCGCAATCATCAAAGGCGCGGCAGGCCAGACGGCTGACCTGCAACAGTGGCAGGCTAGCACAGGTGCTGTGGTGGCTAAGGTCACAAAAGACGGGTATCTGGGCACTCATAGTGCCAGTGCTACTAGTGCTTCCGGGTGGACTATTTTTGAAGGGGTTACAGGGAATTACGACAAGTACTTAAACTTCGCATTGGATGGTGCCACCAAAGTTAGGTTTGCCCCCGACGGCAGTCTGTCGCTTTATATGCTTTCAGTTACAGACGATATTTACGCTGCCAACTTCCGGGCGCAAAATGACCACATCGCAATATGCGACCAAGGAATTAATATTTCTTCCCCTGGCCTGGCTATGAAGTGGGCCAGTGTGAAAGCTCCTTGGTATTCTGCCACTTATGATGTTTCACTCTCGGAGGCTTCTGCTGGTGTCCTTCAGGTAGGCGATGGTGGTGTTAACGCGAATGGCGCCATCACCGCCAAGAGTTTCCGCCTAAAAGGCTACACCGTCGCCACTTTACCGGCAGGCACACAAGGCGACACGGCGTTTGTGACCGACGCGCTGAATCCGACCTACCTTGGAGTGGTGAGCGGTGGTGGCACAACGGTGACGCCAGTGTTCTATGACGGGCAACACTGGGTAGCCCATTAAAAGGAGACGAGCATGGGATACAACCCAACTACTGAGACCAGAACCGTGGAACGCTACATTCAGGAAATTCAGTTACACCGTGACAGCGCTGGCTGTACGATATTCGAGGCTGTAGGTGAGTTATCTGCGCCAGGAGAGGTCAACGCGGCTGGGCAGCGATTCCACAAGCCGGAGAGCAACACGCGCTACGATTTCACCATACAGGACATGATAGCGGCTGGGCTTACACCGCAGGCTATCCTGTCTCTGGACAACCAGATGCGCGCAATGGCCGAAACGATGGTGGCGTGGGCCAAGGCGAAGGCCGAGGCAGAAAAGCAAGCAGCGCCGGTCACACCATAAGGGGAATGGGATGGACGCTGAGCGACGAAAGGAGCCAAGAATGAAATACGTCGATGAGAGCCTTTGCAATGAGCGGCACAAGGAGCCTTTCGCCTCCGAGCGTTGGGTGAGCACTATTGCAGCCAAGGTGGACAGGCACGACCGCCAAATCGCTATGCTGGCCGTGTTGCAGATTCTTCTTCCATTCCTCGGCGCGCTGGCAGGGGCGTTAATAGGAGCCTGGCTGAAATGATATACCTGTTGGAGCGTATAGCGCAGAACGAGCACATGACCTGGGGACGGCTGCTCAATCCCGATGAAAACTTTGTCTGTTACATCCTGGAGCCGGGCACCGTGGGGACGAAAGACGAAAACGGGAAACTGCACCCTTGCATCCCGCCTGGAATCTACACGGTGGCATGGTATCTCTCCCCGCGCTTTGGTCGTGAAATGCTTTCCCTAGTGGATGTCCCTGGGCGGTCGGGGATTGAAATCCACGCGGGGAACAAAGCGTCCGACTCATTGGGCTGTCTCATGCCTGGGCACAAAGGCACGTTCAATGTCTCAACGGGCGACTGGCAAATCGTCGGAGGTGAAAGCAGGCCTGCTTTGGAATCGTTGATTGCGGAATGGTCGCCGCTATTGAAAGGCGAGGGAGTCAAACTGGACATCCAACACAGGGTCTATGACCCGGAAAGGAGTTCTCAATGAAACGAATCGCAGTGATTTTGTCGTTATGCTTTCTGGCGGCTTTACCGGCTGTGGCACAGGACGTTTGGCTAGGGACCGGGCATTTGTGGTATCCCGCGCAGGGGAATTATGCTGCTTCGGCCTGGGACACGCAGTGGCAGTTGCAGGCCGGTATGGGCTGGCGCGCTTACAAGCACCTCGCATTCACCCTCGCATACGCGCAGGACGCGCTCAAAATTGAGAGTTGGGCCGCAAGCCATAACTTCACCCAGCTTCCGCCCTCCGGCCTAAAATACGGCCTCTGGGACGCGGGTATGGGTATTCCTTGGGATGCTGGTAAATGGACGGTGATGCCGGAAGCGGGATTCAGCATTTTGCACTACGCTGGTCACGAAACGGGCGGTCTATATGCGGGACTCGCCGTGGCGTATAATTTCACCTCGCACTGGTACGCTGGGGCCGAAATGAAATATCGCCACCTGGCGAACGTCCCCGGTGTTGGCGTGGCGAACATTGCCGAAACGGCTCTCCGTATAGGATACCGATTCTAATGGCTACCGAAGGATTCTCGCCGTCGAACGCCGAGCCCTGGTGGTACTACCACCTCAAGAACGCTGGTAGTAGAATAGCCTTGACGGCGGCTCAGGCTGCATACATCCTAAGCGCTGCATGGCCGAAGGATGGCAAAGACTGGGTCTTGTTTTCCCTCTTGATGCTGGCGAACCTGGGCGGCGTCGCAATCAGTATCAACAGCGCCGGAAAGGTGGCGCTGCCAAAGTAGGCTCCTCTCACCTCCACCCGGCTTGGCCGTTCCACCGGGCCTCGAAAAGAACGGCCAGAGGATGCCATGAGACGAATCACGAAGTGGGGAGAGATTCAACCGGGCTGTTTCTGGTCCGTCCACGAGACGGGATTTATCTCTCGCGCCATTCAATTCTTTTCCCGTGGCCGGTACAACCACTCCGGGTGGATTGTGGCCGTGAATGAGAACGGCCCCCTCTCTCAGGAAGCGCGGGATCATATTGAGCGCCACCCGTTGTCCGACTACCGCGCCGAATGGGAACGCGGTGACCTCGCCGTATTCTGCCCGAATCAGCCGCAACAGGCAATCAATTTCGCCATCCGCAACGCTGAAGACCGAGTAGGGCAAAGCTACGCCTGGGCTTCGGTCGTGAATCTCGCCGTCATTCTCCCGCTCAACTGGGTTGCCGGACTGTTCAATCGCCAAGTCCCCAATCCCATCCGCCGCCACGAGTTTTGCAGTGAAGAAGTCCTGGTCGCTCTCACCGACATGGTCCTCATGGCTAACGCTCTTGGCGTTGGCAGTGGAGACTTGGGCTGGGCGCTGGAAGTGCCTGACAGGGACACGTTCACGCCACAGGACCTCTACGACGCCGCCGCGAAAGAAGCCGCGAAAGTCCCTTCCACCACCTATTCCGCAACGCAGTTATTCGCCGTCCGTAACGACTCCAGCACGCTCTAGTACACCCAATGGGTCTGCTATAGCACACCTATAGGGTCCCTATAAGGACCTTACTAAGGTGGCTATAAGGACCTTATAACTTCCTGTTAACAGCCTGTTAACTCGTGTTAACTCTTGTTAACTCTCGCCCAAAGTGTGCCACTTGACAAACGCCGCAAAAGGCGTTATATTAGGCTCTGTGAAGGCCGCTGTCGGCGGCTAGAAAGGTGGACGCGGGTGAGAACGAAAATTGAATACAAGTCGTCGCAGCTACTCGCGTCCCTGCGACTGTCCACGCCCTGGGTCCGACAGCCCCAGGGCTTTCTCTTTGTCAATCCAAGTCTAAGCCACACGTTGCCCCCGGCCTCCGTGTGGATAGGCGGCACGTTAATTGGGCGCGGCCAGATGGCTGCGGGCGAGCCTGGGGAACTCGCCAGCGTCGAAGCGACGGCGACGGCATAAGTCTTAAGCCGCAGTCGAGACGTTCTCCTTGGTCCACTTCAGCGCTAACATGCTGGGGGGACTATAGGGGGGAGCGTCTCTCTCGGGCTCTGGCATTAGTCTTAAAAGACAGTTAAACAGGATAGCTAAACATGAATAGAAACAGAACAGGCAATCACCCGCTACGAGATTTAGAGCCGCTTGACTTCCAAAAAGCGCTCGAAACGTTCCAAGAAAAATATTCGGGCTCGCTCGCAGAAAAAATCAACGCTGAACTGGACGCGGAGTTTCGCGAGGTGATTGGGCCAGTTGTTAAGGATTCCTGAACCACTGAGGAGGTGAGTATGGACGAGGTCAAACGCACAGAACGCGGCTGGGGCGGCCATTTCATCTCGGCGAGCCGTTGCCGCTTTCGCCGGAACACTCTGTTGGAATGCGGCGACAAGCGAATCGTGGTCTCAACGGTCGGGGCCATGGACAATGGCGAGCCGATAGGCTACGCCAGTTTCTATGAGACCATGGCATTTCGCGCAAAGAGAAACGGTATCTACTGGGACGCCAACACGTCAAAGCAAGTGCATTTCAAGAGCAAGTGGCAAATAGTGACGTTGTCGGAAACTTCCGATGCTGAAGCTAACGCGATGCATGAAGCCGTGGTGGCCGAATTGAGCGAACGGCTGCAAAAGAGGGACACTCCCTGACAGGAATGGGCCTGCCAGGGCGGGGACGGGCCGGAGACTCCCTCATTTACGCTCCGGCCTACCCCTGAGAAAAGGAGGGCAGCATGAGTGGAATTGAGCCGGTCATCCTGAGCAACGGCCAGACGACGGCCACGCTGTACTGCGCGGACTGCCTTGAAATTTTACCAACGCTGGGGAAGGTGGATGCCGTTGTCACCGACCCGCCCTATGGTGTGACTTCGCTCTCCTGGGATTGCAAGTTTCGACAAGAATGGTTGACCGCCATTCTTGGAATAACTGAGAAGGCGATGGTCATCAATGCCGCGAGGCCAGACATCATGGCGCATTGTCTCAGTCTTCAGCCCATTGCTAGCCGCGTTGTAGCATGGCGGCAGCCAAAGGCCAAGCCGCTTGGTGGGTTGTTCTGGACATGGCAGCCGATTTACTGTTGGGGCACTTTTGAGGGTGCATGGGATACGGTAGAAGTCGCATGTGGCGCGGAGAAGTATGAGCACCCCACGCAAAAGCCGATTGCGCTTGTGCAATGGATGCTGCGTACAACAGGCGGAGCCACGGCTTGTGACCCTTTCATGGGCTCAGGTACGACAGGCGTGGCCTGCGCCAAACTGGGCCGGAACTTCATTGGGATTGAACTGGACCCTGACTATTTTGATATTGCCGTCAAGCGTATTAAGGCCGCTTTGGCCCAGCCGTCGCTATTTGGTGAGGAGATTGCCGATGCGAGTGCTCGATGAATCCGCTCTCAATGCAGCGCGTGGCCGTCAAGTCTGCTACGGGTGTGGGAAATATACGGACGTGGCTCCCCACCATCTAATCCGCCGCTCGGAATTGCGGCTGGACATCCCTGAGAATCTCATTCCGCTTTGCTGGGCTTGCCATAGGGCGGCCCACGACCACCCTGATTCCGAGGCGGCCCTTGTTGCCCGTTGCCGCTCACGGGCAGAACTAGAGACCCTTGCCCGTTACCACCGCTCCAAACGCCTACTCGCCTGGCTGGACGCAGCCCGCTAAATACCCTTTTGCGCATATTGTAGCATTGACGCGGATTGTAGAGCCCTTGACAAACCCTATAAAGTGGACTATATTATACTCAGCCGCCAAGAGGAGGCGGCCAGAGAGGAGCGAGAAAATGAAGAAGGTCTTTAGAACGCGGAAAGAGGCACGGGAGAAAGCACGCCTGATGCGGGGATACTGGACGGCTCCCCATGCGTGCCCATGGGCGATTATAGATGAGCACGGTGTGGAGCGGAGCGGCTGGGTGATTGAGTGCCACGCGCCAGGGGCAAGCAGGCGGAGCGCGCCGCTCTACCTACGAGAAGACGGATATGTCCGATAAGGAGGTTGGCATGGCGAGAGGTGAAACAACTAACATGAGGCTGGCAATGCAGGAACTAAGAGAAGGTCGGACAATGCGCCAGATTGCCCAAAAGTGGGGAATAACTGCGCAGTCTATGCGCCGAGCGGCTAAACGCAACGGCATCATTATCCGGCCTGAACAGGAATGGTCCTATGGCCGGAAAAAGAAAGGAGCCCGCCATGTGGAACCCTGAGCCACCCACCACGCCAGACATCAAAGAGCCCGTGTGTCCTGATTGTGGACACTTGGAAGAGGATTGCCGGTGTGACGCTGAATACTGCGCGGATTGCGGAGTGCTCTTACCGTGTGGAGTCCACAACTACTGCGAGATTTGCGCTCGCGAGCGGCGGCGGAAAATCTGGTGTGAATACCCGCAATTGAGCGAGAAGGAGCGCGTCATTGAACAGGACCGGATGAAGAGAGCGCTAGAACGGCTGACCGCAGTCCTGGGAGGTGCGAGATGAACAGGATTTTGGAGAACTTCCGAACGGGTGTCCGAGCAGCGATGCGCAAGGCACATAAGGCGGCTGGAGAACCTTTCGCGATTTTCGAGGAACAACCAAAGCGTACTTATTATCGCCCGTCGTATAAGGCCATGTACGAAGAACAGAAACAACGTGCTGATGCGTTAGAGGAATCATTGATTGCACTCAAACGTGAGTTGGAGAGTCCCGAAATCCAGGTCGTGAGGAGAGTCCACTTAGAGGAGGTGGCAGATGAATCGCAGTGAGACGATTAGCGAACTAGTGAAAGCGTTGGTCAAGGCCCAGACGGAGATGGGTGCCGCGAAAAAGAAGGCGGAGAACCCGTATTACCACTCCCACTACGCAGATATGGCGGAGGTGATCGCCGTCTCTCGACCCGTGCTCAACAAATACGGGCTCGCCATTATGCAGTTTCCAAGCGCCGAGGGCGAGAAGGTGACTCTCTTGACGATGTTGGCCCACGAGTCCGGCGAATGGATTAGCGAGATAAACAGTACCGTCCCCGGCAAGGAGCCAAAAGGCGGTGGCCCATTTGTTCCATGCCGGACACCGCAGGCTGACGGAAGCGCCATCTTGTATCTGCGGCGCTATGGCTGGCAGTCTATAATCGGGCTTGCCGCCGAGAACGAGGATGATGACGGCGAGGCCGCCGAAGGGCGCTCCGAGAATGACACCGACAGCGCCGCGCAAAAAGAAGACCGTGGAGAATGGACAGTGCCGATGGGAAAACTCAAAGGCACGCCGTTGTCGGCACTGAGCAATGAGAGCGTCCTGTGGTATCGGGACTTCTACCGCAAGAAACTGGCGGAAGAGCCGGAAGGAAAGTACGCCAAGGACAACAAGCGCAATCTGGACGTGCTCGAAGCTGAAATACTACGCAGAACGCCCAAGAACGACACGGGCATCCCTTTTTGAGGTGACGCATGAATGAGCCTGCGATTTTTCAGATTTCTCCGGGTGGCCGCTACCGTCAGGGCCACGCCGGGGAAACGATTTTCCCCATGGCGATGGACGCCTCTCAGGTCGGTGCATTTTTGCAATTCTGGGACATGGAGGGTGTGCAGTTTCAACTGGTCGTTGTAAAGGCCGCCCAGCCGCTCCCAGAGGCTCCAGGTGAAGAGAAAGGCGCGAGGACGTATAAAACACCGGCCCAGCGTCTTCACGCTAATGGGTGGCTCAATAATCCCGATTTCAAGTCGTTTCTGGGGCTCCACTCGGAGGCCCCGGAATCAGTGGCCCATGAGGCGGTGAAGGCAAGACTCCATTTAAGCTCTTTGGCGGAACTCACGGACGCGGATTTCGCGTCACTACAAAGCGCGTTTCTGAAGTACAAGCGAGGAGGTGTGAGATGAGTGTTGAACTGGACGTTAAGGCGGCGAAGATGGCGGAAACGGCGAACGCGGCGCTCGCGCTCGTGGACAGAACGGTGGTCCAAGATGAAGCCACTTATGCGTTGGTGGCAGAACAGCGAGCGCTGGCAGGCCAGTTTCTGAAAGAAGCGAAAACCTGGATTAAGCCTTTGAAAGACGCGGCAAACGCGGCCCACAAAGCGGCGCTTGAGAAAGAAAAAGAACTCTGCGCCTTGCCTGAAAAGGTTATCAAAGTCTGTGACTCCAAACTGATACCATATCGTGAGGCGCAAGAGGCCACCAAACGGGCACTTATTGAAGAAGAGCGGCGCAAAGCACGAGAGGCGCAAGAACGCGCCTTGGCCGAGGCCCAGAGAGCGATGGCCGCTGGGGACAAGGCGGCCGTAGAGGCAGCCAAGCAGGCCATTGTGGCGGCGGAAGCGCCGGTGACGTTAGCGGCGGCTCTAGACTCCACGCCCAAGGTGGCCGGGGTGAGTTATCGAACGGTCTCCGATGTGGTGGTGGTCACGCCGTCGCTTGTGCCAGATGAATATTGGGAACTGAACATGGTCAAAATCCGCGAGGATGCCCTGAACGGCGTGGTGATTCCGGGCGTTGAAGTGCGGAAAAAGACCGTGACGGTGAACAGATGAGAAAACTTTGGTGGTTGCCCGCTATTTTCGCCCTGGCGTGTGTGGGCCTGTACCTATGGCTGGCCCACCTTGCCACGGACTTGCAGACGCTGGACGTGGCAGGCCCGGACCCCGCCGCTGTGGCGCGAACGGCCAAAGAGATTGAGCAATTCAACGCGGAAAGCAAAGCGTTGCAGGCGGCGACGGACCGGCGGCTGGCGTCCTGGTACGGCAAGGACTTCGACGGGAAGCCCACGTCTAGCGGCGAGCGGTTCGACCGCTGGGCTCCTACCTGCGCGAGCCTGGATTATCCGCCGGGCACCTGGCTCAAAATCGTGGACGTTCAGACGCGGCGCTGGGTGATTGTGAGAGTCAATGATTCCGGCCCTTACGTCCCTGGCCGGTCGTTGGACCTGTCAGAAGGTGCAGCGCATCAATTGGGAATGCGCGAGCGCGGTGTGGCAATCGTGGAAGTCAAAGTTCTGGAGGTGACGCCATGAGATTCGAGTGCCCTTTTAGCAGGCGAGCGGTAACGGCGGAGGCGTGCCTTGAAGAGCAAGAGAAGTGGGATGATGGTGACGCTGCCGCCTGTAACGGTGACCGCTGCGTCCACTTCGTGTGCGATTCAATCTACAGCCACCGCGAGCGCCTTATTTGGATTTACCGCATGGAAATGGACCGTCAAGCGGGAGAGCGGAAAGCGCCGCCACCCGCAATAGGAGCGTGAGATGCCAAGACAAAACATTATAGTTGACCTTGACGAGGACGTAGTGCTCTATCTGCAAGGGAAGGCAGGCCAAAGGAAGCCGATTCAGGTGCTGGTACGAGTGCTATCGGATGGGACGCCAGAAGTCTGGGTGACGAAGGATGATGCTAAAGAGGGCATTGTCCATACCTGGCGTGACCGGCCTGCCTGCACGTCTGTTTGCATATAGGAGGATGGGATGAAAACGCAATGGGATTTACCGAAAAGCCCGGAGAATCTTTACGGCGTTTCCGAAGAGCGATGGGCGAAATGGCCCAACGCGGCGAGGATGCTGTTCAACCAAACCATGGATGCTAGCTATGACCGCATTGCTACTTTACCTGCCGTGGTTATAGACCCGCCTGACAGGTGGCGAGTCGTACGCTGGAATATCGCTTGCATAGCAGCCGACAAGCTGGCGCGGATGCTCAAAGCGCCACGAGGTGGCAAGTGAGGTACAACATTGAGCCCTGCCCGAAGCCGCGCATGACGCAACGGGACAAATGGGCCAAGCGTCCCAGCGTCATGCGCTACTGGCAGTTCTGCAATGAATGCCAGCGCGCCAAAGTGTGGGTGCCGGAAGCGGGAGCTACAATCGTTTTCTACCTTCCGATGCCAGAGTCCTGGAGCCGGAAGAAGAGGGCATTGTATGACGGGCAGCCGCATCAACAAAAGCCGGATTTAGACAATCTGGTCAAGGCCGTTCTGGATGCCATTTACGGCGACGATTCCGGCGTCTGGGACACTCACACGCAGAAACGCTGGACGGCGGAAGAGCGAGGCTACTTTACCGTGGATGTTGAGCCGGTGTAGGAGTGGACTATGAGTTTCATGTTTATCTTGGCGGCGTTGTGGTGTTTTGTAGTGGCGAGAGAAAGGAGGAGAGTATGCTGCTAAAACGATGGGAAGTCACTCGGACTGAGGGCGAAGAGGGCGAATTGACCGCCATAACGTTTTACGGCCCCTGGCGGAATGGCGTCAATGCCACGTTCACCATTTATTCGGATGAGACGGCAGGGAAGCCGGAGTTCGTTCAGTGGCTCTTGCGGAAGCTGAACGCGAAGCCAAAACGCAGGACTTGACTTTTAGCGCGTGAGGAATTATATTTAGACCGACCAGCACGGTGCTGGTCATGCTCTGGCGGGAGCGCAAAGATGATACTGGCTCAACCAAAATCCGAGAACGGGACAGACAGCTACCAGTATCACTGCCCGTCCCCAGCCCTGGCCCGCCGGGCCGCCAACCGGCGGGCTGGGCATCATTTTGGAGGCTCCAATGAGCAAGAGAAGAACTTGTGGGACTTGTGTGCACGGTGATTTTAGCGGCGGATACCCTGTAGGCACGTGTCTAGTGGCGCGTGTCCTGTCCAACGGGCTCGCGGATATAGGCATCCCGCAATCTATAGACCAGCGCCAGCCTATCAGATACCGCAAAATAAACGCCCTGGAAAGCGCTGCGCACTGCGTTTCTTATGAGGCGAAGAAGAAGAGCGAGGCGTAACATGGCCGCTCTATTCCGTGAAAGGAGGCGCTTATGAAAGCCCCGCCCTTTTTCCCCATCTACCCTGGCGAGTTTATCAACGACAGCCGTTTCGCCTTTTTAAGCACCGCAGAAATAGGCGGCGTTTTCTTGCTCTTGATATGGCAGTGGCAGAATGAGAGCATCCCGGATGACCCGGCCAAACTGGCCCATATATGCCGCTGCGACATTGGCAAGGATAAGGTGGATATAAGCACCTTATATCCTGCTATTAAGGAGGTATTCAGCGTGGACCTTGGCAACGGTGAACGGCGCAACCGATGGCTCCATGAAAAGCGCCAAGAACTGCTTGCTCAACGCGGGAAGATGGCGCAAGGCGGCAAGGTCGGAATGCAGCGCCGATGGGCGTCTGATAAGGTGGTTAATAAGGACCTTATTAAGGACCTTAATAAGGTAGTTATACAACATAACATAACTAAACATAACTTAACAGAACAGAACGGAACGGAACAGAATGGAGTAGTCCCGGCTATCGCCGTGACTACTCTTGGTCAACTCCCGGACTACTCCGGGACTACTCCGGGAGTGCTCCCGGAGCAAATGAGGAACGGCAACGAGAAGAAAGCCCGTTCTGAATCGAAGGTTTTCACCTACCCAGAAGACTTTGAACGATTCTGGAAAGCCTACCCTAAGAAACGGGCCAAGCGGAATGCTTACCGTGAATGGGTGAAGTTACGCCCACGGCCGGATTTGGAAGTTATTCTGGCGGCCATTGAGCGTCTGAAGAAGAGCGGTAGAGAATTGCAGTTCTACAAGGACCCTGAACGTTGGCTGAAGGGAGCCTGTTGGGAAGACGAAGTCGAGCCGCCGAAGAAGCAGATTTACGACCTGCTTAACTGAAGGAGAATCCTATGGCCGAAGAGCCGTTTGTGTTAGAAGCGGAGCGAGCGTTACTCGGAGCGATTCTTTGCCGGTGTGAGACCAGCCGAAGGGTGGCAATGGCCACCTTAGAGCCGAAGAGCTTTCTTTTGCCGGTACATAGGGACATTTTCGAGTCCGTGGTTGGCCTCGGCGCGGCGGCGGATTACCTCACCGTGTACAACGACCTGGAAAAGCGGAAAAAGCAGATGGGGCCACCCGGCTATTTGGCGTCTCTCATGGAAGGCGTCCCGTTCTTGACGGCGGACCAGGCGCAGGGATACTGCGAGATTATTCAGAATGGCTTGATGCGCAGGCATATAAACGCCATCTCGACGCGATTGGCCGCAAATACGGAGCTTGACCCTGACGTATTGCTGGAAAAGACCGAGAAGTACCTGCATGTGGTACGTTCGCAGGGCAAAAAGAAGCGGAAGACTGCCTGGACCGCTCTTGAATTGGTGAAGCATGAAATGGACGAAGCGGTAAAAGGTGGCGCGCCTGAAGGGATTCATTTTGGCTTGCCGTCTATTGACGAGCTGGTACCGCTAGGGATGGAGCTCGGCTCTTTTTGGATTGTTGCCGCCCGGCCACAGGTTGGGAAAAGCTCTTTCATGTTAGGGCTGATTCTACGCAATCTGAAGGCTGGGAAGAAGGTGTGCCATTTCGCGCTAGAGATGGGACCGCGTAGAAACGTGTGGAGAATGCTGGCGCAACAGACGGGCTTGGCGTTGAGCCGCGTCAAGAGCCCTCTGGAATGCAAGGTGCCTTTGACGCCGGAAGAGCAACGGCGTTACTCGAAAGCTCTCGAAGAGCTATCGGGTTATGGCTTGTATATGGTGGCACAGCCGAGAATATCACCGCCTGAGATTGAAAACTACGCGAAGCAGGCTCAGACTGCTATGGGCGGCCTGGACCTTGTGACGATTGATTATTTCCAGCTTGTCAGGTCGCCGCAAAAGCTTAGCTCCTTGCGGGAACAGGCGGCGGAGACCGTTTGGGAACTTGATGCTCTGGCGCAAAGGCTGGGCGTGCCGGTGCTGTTAGCTGCGCAATTGAACAGGCGCGCTGAAGGGCTGGGAGAAGACGACCTACCTACCTTGGCGGACCTGAAGGAGACCGGGACGCTCGAAGAAAAAGGGACGGGCGTTCTGCTACTGCACCGATGGGATGTTAACAAGCGCAACGGGCCGCCAGTCCAGGACGCTAAAATCATTCTTGCCAAGAATCAGGACGGCCCAACAGGAATGCTGCGGATGGCCTTCCGCAAGAACACCATGGAGTGGCTAGAGCAACAAGACTTTGGAATGGAGGTGGCAGATGAAGCGGAATAATGCAAAGGGAAGCGCGGGACGCAAGGGCTGGGACCTTGCGAGAGTGGAGCATGTACTGCTTGATTATGAGCAGGGCGGTAGTAGTGAGGCGGAGCTGATGGAAGCCTTTGGCGTTCTTTGGGATTGCCTTCTGGGTGAATATGCGGGTGTGAAGCAAAAGCCAGGGGTGAAAAGTGAGGGAGGTGGCAGATGAAGACTAGAGCTGACAGGATACGCCCATTCTCCAGCGGGGCGCAGCGTATGGACTGGCAAGATGCTAACTGTTGCCGCTGCCAGAAATACACCGGGCAGGGCGGGTCGTGTGAAATTGACGACGCCATCAGCCTTGCGGCGTGTGGGGATGGTACCGTTTCGGCGGAGATTGCCAAGCGGATGGGATATGCCAGCCCGCTGGCGTATTGTTGGGAATGCCCGGAAAGGGAAGGTGACAAATGAGTTTTTGGTATTTTGATTACCTTGAAGCATATCTCAAAGCCTACAGGGAAATGCTGAAACAACAGCTAGCGGAGCAGCGCAAGAAGCGCAGGCACAGCCTGCGCTGTGGCCGCAAGGAGATTCGGGAGAGCATCCGGCAATACCGTGAGCGGCGCACGGAAATAGGGCGAGATTCAACGAAACAGGGCTGGGGCGTAGAATCTACTTGAAGCGCGTCCGAAATGCGAATTTGGCCGTTTTAGGGGGTGATGATGAACGACCTGCTAATTCTATTGCGAGCTTATGCACCGACCTGGACATCTGCCTGTTGGCGTTATGCTGGAACGGGATTGCTCGGCGAGAGCGGCGGGAAAAGGATGATTCCCGTCGTGGCAAAGGGCGAAGCGTTGCGTTACTGCTCTGAATGCTCTCACGGATTCCGCGTTCTTGTGACGAGCGGGCAGGCAGTGCCACAACTCTGCCCTTACTGTCGCTCTCCACTTCGATGGGCGTATGACGAAGAGCCGGAGATTGTTTTTGTCGCGCCGAGCGGGAGCGCGTCGGTGGAAGTGCGTGGGCTTGACGCCTTGAACTGGGCGCTTGACTTCGAGCGGTGGTGTAACGAGTACAGGACTGCGGCGATACCGGAGCCGCCGAAGTTAATCTTGCTCTGGGCGGCGGGTCACAGGCAGGGCCAAGCGCCGGAGTGGGGGGAACTGGCGAGAGCTTACCAGGCCCATGTTGGAGTCAAGCGGCCACACCACCATGCACTACCAAGACTCTGGCACCGGCTACGGGCCGGTTATGAGTGCAAGTAGTGCCAAAATGGCATAAATTGGGCCAAATGCCTCAGTGAGTCTGGCCCTGGACGGGGGGCTTGACAATTGCGCTAGAAAGTACTATATTATACTCAGAGGCGGGCACAAGGCCCGCGAGGAGGAGAACATGGACGCCAAACAAATCCCAGGCCTGAGCGAGCTAGAGGCAGCGGCGGAAGCTAGGGCGCAGGCGCAGTACCGTTATGACAGGGCCAGCGGGTATGGCTACCCGGTCAGAGAGGCGCAGGCTCTAGACCAGGCAGAGGAGACCTACAAGGCTATGGTGGGGCGGTACCCTATGGCCGCCGCCTACCGCAAGGCCCAGAGCTGGGAGCGGGCGAGCAACTACGCCAAGAGCGCGGCTGGGCGGCGGGCTTGCCAGCGCATCCTGGCCGGTGAGGATTATGCCGTGGTCATTAGCGAGATGGAGGCTGAGTGGTCGCAAGCGGCCTCGCGGGCAGTGGACAACGCATAAGGAGGGGGGAGGGCCCGGTCTCGCCGGAAAAGTGGACAGCGGGAAACGTTAGCAGAATCAAGTAGTTACGGCACTTGACAAAGCAAAACAAAAGCATTATATTACCATCGTGGACTTTTGCGCCGTGCTGAGATGCACGGTGTTGTTTTATTGGGGGCCAGCGTTGGGAAAAGCCAGCAAAGTAGAATGGCAGAATCGGATTGTGGGGGAAGGCGAAGAAGCGCCGGAGAAGCTACTCGCAAATCCGTCGAATTGGCGCGTTCATAGTCACGAGCAAGAGAACGCCCTGGCCGCCGTGCTAGACAAGGTGGGCTGGGTGACCAGGATAATCGTCAACAGGAAGACGGGCCACGTTGTGGACGGCCACCTAAGAGTGGCAATGGCGATTAGCCGGAATGAAAAGACCGTTCCCGTGCTTTACGTGGACCTGAGCGAGGAAGAAGAGAATCTGATTCTTGCCACGCTGGACCCGCTTTCAGCCATGGCAGGGACGGACAATGAGAAGCTGGAAGCGCTCTTGCGTGACATCCCGAACATGGGCGCGGAAATTGACGCGCTACTGGCTACCATTGCCCCGCCGTCCATTGTGGACGCCACCGCAGAGCGACGCGAGCAGGGCCAGAATTATTTCACCGCCAGGGCAAAGGGAACCGGGTTCTTTTCTGTGGGTGCCATTTCCGCTCCGGTCCCGTTAGACCTCCTCCAAGAGGCTGAGGCGCACTTGCAAGAGCGCGTGGACGCCGGGGAGACTCTCGAAGAGGTGCTTTGCGACGCCTTGCGCGCCATATTGAAATGCTGAAGCCGTATTTTCATCTCCTACCTGTCCAGAGGAATGAATATACGACGCATCTCTTGTATCACCTTGCGCGGAAGCATGGTATTGAATTCGCAAAAACGCCCCAGGACGCGGATTGCGTCTGGGTTTCGATGTGTGACATCACCGAATATGGGACGCTCCTTGCCGCCAAGAGGTTTGGGCGGCCCGTGGTGGCGGGTGGATTCATAGCCAGATTCGGATGCGTGAGGGCCGTAGCCGATGCGGTATGCGAAGGCGAGGCTTACGACTTTATGGCGGCATTTGCGCGGGCGAAGGATATCGAGGACGTGAGGCGAGCGGGCGCGTTCAATGAACGTATAGACTACGCCGACAATCCAATCGTGAGGGTGACGGCGAACGCTTTCTACTACTACACGGGCAAAGGATGCCCGATGCGGTGCAAGTTCTGTTGTCTGAGCCATTCGCGGGAATATCAATTCGCCCCGCAGGCGTTGGTGGAGAGGGCAATCAGGTTTCTCCCGCCCAATGCCAAACTATTCCCGATGTGTTCCTACTGGCCCTATAAGATGGCCCCGTCTCTTACGGCGCGCCTGGGCGCGTTAGACGTGAAGGTCGCAGATTATGCGGCTGGGAGGGTCACCGCTGGTAGGCAGATACGAACGGGGATAGAGTTTGCAAGCGAGTCCATGCGCAAGAACATGGCGAAGCCGCTGGCCCCGGAGGTAATCACGGAGTTTGTGAACAGGACCAAGAGGGAGAAGAAGGAGGCGGCTTGCTACTTTATTGCCGGGGTTGAAACGCAAGAAGATATAGAGAGCATCCTGGATTGTTTTCCAGCTGATGGGGCGTTGACGCCGCGCATTCACCTGATATTCACCTACTTGGACCCGCAGCCGTTCACGCCGATGCATGACTTTGACATCAGGGCCAAGGTCCCTATGGACGGGAAGCGCTTATTCAGCGCCGCGCAGCGCAAGAATCGAAGAATCAGGGTGCATCCCGTGAAGTACATGGCGCACTCCTCTTGGCGAACAGTGATGCAGCGCGCCAAGACACCGGAGCAAGTGGCGTTTGCTTGGGGATTGCGAAATGAGAAGGACAACGGGAAGCTGTTGGATGCTGTGGGCAGGCGTTTCCCAGACTTGCTGGGCAGCGCGAGTCTTAGTGAGATTCTCGCGCGGCCTCGGAGACCATGGGGAGTAGTGCCTCAAGCGCACTAGCCAGTTCTAGCAGCCCCGCCTCGCGGCTTGCTTTCGCCAAGCCGCCGATGCGCAGCCTAATGCCTTGGATTGCACGGGCTGCGGGCTCCGGCCTGGGCTTTGGCGCTGATTGCGGTGCTGATTTTGGGGCGAGTATGGGAGTGGCGTCGCGGCGAGCAAGCAGGGCAGCGTCGGATGCCTCCGCATAGATGGCGCGGTCACGACTCGCGGCTATTGGGCTGTCCATCCCAGCGGGGATATGAGGCAAGTGCCTGTGATTGCGGTTGGCCATATGCACCTCCAGGGGAAGAATATGGCACCAAATTGAGCGGAAGTCAAGCGGGTGCAATGATGATTCAGGGAGAAGATATATGGCAGCTTCGCGATTGAATTGGGAAGCTATCAAGGCAGAATACATAGCCGGTGACGAGAGCGTCACCCAGCGCAGCCTGGCGGCCAAGTACAGGGTGAACTTCGCCACTGTTGGCAGGCGAGCCTCGAAAGAGCATTGGGCTGAAGCGCGGTCAGCGTACCGCCAGCAGGTGGCAAGCAAGACGCTAAACCGCGTGAGCACCACTGAGGCCGAATTCAGGGCAAGGCAGTTGCGCATTGCACGGGCCATGGAGGACATCGGACTAAGGGTGCTCTTGCGGTCTGAGCCGCAGTCTTTCTCCGAGGCGTTACGGACTGTCATCGCGGGAATGGAACAAGAGCGCAAGGCGGCGGGGATAGCGGAAAGACATGAGCTCGATATTGACCTCAACAAGCTCACCGACGAGGAGTTACTCGCTATCGCAAAGGGCGGCGGCCCTACTTAAGTACCGCGAACGGTTACGCGAGCGGGCGAGCCTGTCCCCGTCGCAGTACATCCGCCAGGTGCTTGACTGCTACCTGTGGAGCCGCCAGGTTGAGATAGCCGACGCCATAGTCAAGTACCGGCACGTGGCTGTCCCCTCGGCGCATGGTACGGGCAAGAGCTTTCTGGCCGCTCGCCTCATGTACTGGTGGATTGCGTCAAACCCGGTCGGCAGCGCCTTTGTGGTGAGTTCGGCTCCCACGTATCAACAGGTTAGGGCCATTCTGTGGCGCGAGTTAAATCGTGCTCACGCCAGGTCGCCGCTCGGAGAAATGAATCAGACCGAGTGGCGGCTCAATGGCGAACTGGTAGCCTTTGGGCGCAAGCCCGCTGACTATGACCCGACAGCGTTTCAAGGGATTCACGCTGAAAAGGTCCTGGTCGTGGTGGATGAAGCCGCCGGAGTGCCGGAAGAGATATTCACAGCGGCGGAAGGGCTTGTCACGTCGGAAGGGAGCCGAATACTGGCAATCGGCAATCCTGACGACCCGCTAAGCCACTTCGCGAAGTTATGCCGTCCTGGAAGTGGCTGGCATGTGATTCCGGTGAGCGCTCTCGACCTGCCAGCCTTTACTGGGGAGCCCTGCCCGCCGGATGTGCTGAAGCTCTTGACCGGCAAGCTCTGGGTGGAAGAGCGCCAGAAGGAATGGGGCGAGAGTGACCCACGGTATGTTAGCCGCGTTCTGGGGCGATTCCCTGAAGACGCAGTTTCCGGGGTAGTACCCTGGTCGTGGGTGGTGAAATGCCAGAAGCCGAGAGAGTATAAGCCGGAAGAACTCTTGCCCGTGGAGCTTGGTATGGACGTTGGCGGTGGTGGTGATATGACCGTCATACGCGAGCGTAGAGGCCCCAAGGCAGGGCGAACGTGGCGATATGCTACTCCCGATGCCATGGAAGCCGCCGGATACGCTGTGCAGGCGATTAAAGCGACCGGCGCAAGCAGAATCAAGGTGGACGTTTGCGGAATCGGCTGGGGCGTAGTAGGAAGGCTCAAAGAACTCCGCTCAGAACACGGAGCGGAAGTGGTGGGCGTGAACGTGGGTGAAGCGTCAACGGACCCGGCGAGATTCCCGAAACTGCGAGACCAGCTATGGTGGGAAGTGGGAAGAGAGTTATCGCAATCTGGCGGCTGGGACCTGTCCGAGCTTGACGACGAGACGGTAGGGCAGTTGATAGCGCCGCGATGGTCTCCCGATAGCTCAGGTAGGGTGAAGGTGGAGCCCAAGGAGAAGACCAGAACGAGAATCGGGCGCTCGCCGGATGACGCGGATGCCTTGTTACTGGCCTTTGCGGGGAATTTCAGTGCTGACCCGAATTTCCTGGAATGGATGAAGACCAAATTGGAGACCGTATGAGAATAACAATCGGCGCGCTGGACATAAAGTTTGGGAATCAGCCGGGCGACGCCGTAGGCGCGGAGTCGCTAAACAATCGGCTTCAGAACGCTCAACTGCCAACGGCCCCACAAGGCAAGGACCCATTCCCGTTCAAGCCATTAGCTCCTCTTCCGCCGTTGGGCGGTCCTGGCCCGGAGCCGACCGGATTCGAGATTCCTGTTGGCTACAATCTAACGTTTAATCCTGACCAAGCGAAGCCGGGCGCACGTGAATCGCAGTTACGAATACTGGCTGACAACTGTTGGGGCATTAGACTTGTTATCGAAGACCTAAAAAGGCAGATGCGCGGCCTGCCTCACGGAATACGGCCGCTAAAGATGCAAGAGGGTGAAAAATACGCAGAGCGCCCGGATGTCCAGGCCGCTGAAGCATGGCTGAAAAAGCCCGATGGGTATTTGAGATTTGGTGACTGGCTGAACGCTGTGCTTGAAGACATTCTGGTCGTTGGTGCGGTGGCTCTCGGCAAACGAAGGACCGTTGGCGGGAAGCCGTTGGGGCTGCGAGTTATGGACGCAGCCAAAATCAAGCCGATTCTCACTGCCGCTGGGCTTCCGCCTGACCCACCGGCTGCCGCGTTCTACCAATACTTGCACGGAGTCCCAGAGCGGCAATATACCACCGATGAACTAATCTGGCGGCCCATGAATGCGCGTTCCTGGACGCCCTATGGATTCTCAGCGGTAGAGCAATGCTTGACTCTGGTCACGCTGGCGATAAACGCTTCGTTGCAAGAGAACTACAGCTACACGGCTGGCAACACTCCACCCGGATGGCTAATCCTTCCGAAAGATTTCACGATGCAACAGCGTGAGGACTTCCAGAGATACCTTGACTCACGCATGAAGGGCAATTTGCAGGCACGGGCGGCGGCCATAGCTGTACCGGATGGAACAACGTATATCCCCGTTCCACCGCCGAAGTGGGATTATGAGTTTGACGAGCTTATACTCCGGGCGATGGCATGGGTGGTCGGCGTAAATCCTGAGCCGATTATGAAGAGCGCCGGGCTAGGTCGGTCAGGGCAGGGCAACGCTAATCAGTCCCAGGCATCTGGTATCGAGCCGCATGAGATTTTTATCGAAGAAATCCTGGACGAATACATCAACGAAGACCTCGGACTCACTGAGGTCAGTTTCGAGTGGATAGCCGAAACGCAGATAAACAAACAACTGGAACTACAGGAAAATGAGGCGTTCGTCAAACTGGGTATCCGAAGTGTGAACGAGGCCAGGGCGAGAGCGGGTGACCCGCCTTCCGATGTGCCGGAGGCGAACATGCTGATGGTGTTAACTCCCACCGGCTACGTGCCATTGCAAGGCAGTAGCAAGACGCCACCGGAAGCACCTCCGCCAGAAGCGCCGCCGGAGAATACCCAGAAGGCGGATTTGGCGCGATGGAAGAAGGTCGCCAAGGCCGATGCGAAGAACGGTAGGACGCCGCGTCCGTTTGTCAGCGCGGCGATAACACCCGCTGCTAGATATTGGGTGGAGAAATGTCTGGCAGAAGGCGATGTGGCTAAAGCGTTCAAAGGCCCGCGTAAAGCATTACGTTGGGAGACAAGCGAGCGAGCCAAGCCGTTAACTGAGGCGGGCGTGGAACTCTGGCAGCGCATTTATAGACATTTGGCTGCGCCGTATTTGGCCGAAGGCAAGGCTCAGCTCGTGACCAAGGGGCCGACGGATATGCCGCCGGAGGATTGGGCTGCACTGGTACGATGGCTGGAGGCGGTCTATAACGCCGGGGTGGATGACTCGGCTGAACTCGTGGGCGTAGGTGAGACCAGCGCGGCGGTGTGGGCGCAAGAGCGAGCGGCGGCATTATTGGGGATGAAGTGGGACGGCTCCGAGTGGATAGACAATCCCAATGAGTTGGCCGTCTCTGACACGGTGCGCGAGACGGTACGCAATGCCATAGCCGAGGCGGTAAGGAGCGGCAAGAGCTACACGGACTTAGCCAAAGAGTTACAGGACACGCTTGAATCACCGGCCCGCGCCATGGTAACGGCAAGAACGGAAACGGCGGTTGCATACAATGTAGGGGCAGGCACTAACTACGCTGCGCAGGGAGTCGAGAGGGTCGAAGTCTCCGATGGGAATGGCCCTGGGTCTTGCGCGGAGTGTGATGCAGTCAATGGCGAAATCTGGACCGTTGACGAAATGATAGCGAATCCCATAGAACACCCGAATTGCACTAGAGCGTTCATACCGCTCTCGGAGGAGTAAGATGGGCTGGGAAAAAGGCAAGCCGAGGAAAGTCGTTACGGACAATGTGGAAGAGACCGCAAGCAAAGAACAGGACCGGACAATTCAACTCGTTGTACCCGTGGACTGCACGCACTCGCCAGAAGCCCTACGGGCGCTGTTGCAGGAGATGCTTGACACTGCGCGGCCCGGTGAACATGTCCGGGTGCAGGTGCGTTGATGAACGGCCCAGAAATCGGATTCAATGGCAGATTTCTCACGTTAGCCGTCGCGCTCGGAGAAGACACTGGAACTGCCATGATTGCGCCGGAGGCGGTGATTGGGATACTGCCTCACCCAGAGGGAGGCTCTACGATTATTGTGCCCGGCCAAGCGTTTGGGCGATTCCTCAACGAGCCTGAGCAAATACAAGGCGCGGTATTCGATGTGCTTCGTAGGATGTCCGAGGCACGGATGCCGTCTGTGGTCCCTGTGGAGAAACGGCTGGTCAGGATGTAAATGGAGTGTGCCATGAGAGAAGAGACGAGTACCAACGCTGCGTTGTCGCGGGTGTACAAAACGGATGACGGGACGCCGCATCTTGTGTTTCTAGCGTCCGGGCCGAAGCCGGACAAGACACGGCCCATACCTGAGCGGATGACGGAGAAGAGCCTCAACAAAATGGTGGAACAGGCGAAGGCGGGAGCTATTAAACTGACGCCCTCGCACGTCGTTCCCATCATGCTCGGCAAGAGCGTTGACGGCTACCGTGACGGCGAAGGTAACGTGGTGATTGATTTCGCCATGAAGGCCGAGAGCCCGCTCGCTAATGAAGTGTTCAAGGAGTTTGAAAGCGGTGAGTGGGACGACCGCCAGATTAGCGTTGGCGGCTCTGCAAATCATATCCCTGTCTATGACGCCACGCTCAAGGCCAAAGTAGTAGAGTTGGATGACATGGACACGAATCATGCCTGCTTGACCTTCCCTGGCAAGGCGTATTATCCCGATGCCGGATGTCTTCAGGCTGTTCATAAGGCAGTGAGTGAAGGGGATACTGCTACGTTGAAAGCGCAGGGCCTCACCGATGAGGAAGCGGCTGAAGTCGTGAAGACGGCCAAGCGTGAAGACGTGAAGCCCTCGGAAGGTGAAAACAAATATGGCGATGTGGAGTTCGCAGACGCCAAGAACAAGAAATATCCCATTGACACTGTTGAGCATATCAGAGCGGCCTGGAACTACATCAACAAGGCCAAGAACGCTGCGAAGTACAGTGCGGAAGACGTGAAGGCAATCAAGGCGAAGATAATCTCCGCCTGGAAGTCGAAGATAGACAAGGACGGCCCGCCAAGCGCGGAGAAAGGAGACCCGATGTGGGATGTTAAGAAGGCACAGGCGGCCTTGATAGAGCGGGCCGGGAAACTTGGAATCAAGCTGGAGCCGGTCGAAAAGGCTATGTTCCAGCCGGACACGTGGGCGTATCCGGCGTCTAAGAAAATCCAGGATGCGCTCAATGGGCTGTATGCACTCTCCCTCGTGAGCGACTTGGTGAACGCGGAAGCGAGTGAAGACGACTTGGCCGATGAAGACAAGGCCCAACTTGCGAGCCTACTCGCCGCCGTGGCTGCGTTGCAGGATTTCATTGCCTCGGAGATTCAAGAGCAAGAACAGCCTCCGGCGGCTGTTGTGCCCGTGGCAATGGCTCAGGATACACCCAAGGGCGATGATGTGGCAAAGGCCAAGGATGAAACGCCCAAGGCAGAAGTAACGAAGGCAGATTTGAGCGAGGTGTCAAAGGCCCTTACGGAGTTACGAGAAAGCTTTGCCAAGGCCAGCGCAGAGGTGCAGGCGTTGAAAGAAGAGAACGCTGCCCTAAAGGCTGACGTAGCAAAGGCGCTCGCAGTCCCAGTAGAGCCTGGAAAGCCCGTGTTCAAGGATGCAAACGGTCAACCCACTGACATTAACCCTGAAGCTGGCAAGGCGATTGCGCTGCCATTTGAAGTGGTCAAAGCAGCGTACGCCGAAAGCAAGGATATGGCGGAGTTCCAGCATAAGTTGGTCCGCCTGACCGCCGAGGCCAGCGTCAATGCTGCGCTACAGCGCAAGTGAGGAAAGAAAATGGATATCAACAATCTGAGTAGCGATGTGCAAAAGTTGGTTAGCGACACGAGCGGATTGGTGGCGAAGGCTCTCCATGACGCCTATCCCAATGGCGTGCTGGACGTTTCCAAGGCTTCACTGGACCTGAATGCCAATCAGTATGGCGTGAGCCTTGAACAGCCAGCCAAGCAGCTTATGCCGTTTCTGCCTTTCTGGCAGTCCAGAATCCCGCGCGAGGTGATTCCGACGGGCAACCAGAAAGACTACAAGCGGATTACCAAAATAAGCGCAGTTGGTAAATCGACCGCTGCGCCTGGCGTGAAGAGCGCGGCGGCTGGCGCGTATGCCACCGACGCCAAGTCGGCCACGTTTGGAATTGTCTCCTCCGGTCTGTGGGACATCATCTACGAAGCCGAAAGAGCGGCGGGTACGTTTGACGACCTGCGCGGGCGCTTGGTCACCAACGCACTGCTTTATGGCCGTCTCATGGAATCCGCGCACATTTTCGGCGGGAACGTGAGCGCGCTGGGCCAAGTTACCAACGTCGTCGTCGCTGACAGCGGCGTTATCTCCGACAATAACGTTGGATTCGCAAACGTCCCTTATTACGTGTACGTCAAGGCCATTACTCACATGGCGATGATGAAGGCCGTCCAGGCTGGCGCAATCCTTCAGCCCTCCGGTACGAGCGGGAAATGCTACTCCTGTGGCGTAAGCATTGACCAGACGGATGGGTACGGTGCTGAATCCACGGTGGCCACTGCCACTCCTACGGCTACGCACAGCCTGAAGATTAGCTTCACTCCCATTCCGGCGGCTGCTGGGTACGCTATTTACATCGGCACGACTACCGGCGTTAGCAACGCGCACTTTGTCGGCATCACCGGGCAGAGCACGGTCACGATTCAGGACGTTGTCACGACCGGCGACATTTGCGCGAGCGGTGACACCTCGGCGGACCCTAACGATTTTAACGGCATGAGAGCGCTTATGTGTGCTTCGGGCAGCGGCTCTTATGTTCAGCGCGTTGGCGCGGCGCTTACTCCGGCCTATGGGAACGGCATCCTCGAAATCAACAGAATGCTTTCTCGGTGCTACCTCAACGGGCTTGGTACTGACCAGGGCCAGCTTGTTTGCGGCGTGCTAGACAGGGCCGCAATCGGCTACGCTTTGGGTCAGGGCGCGGCTAACAGCGTGGTACGTTACCCAATGCTAGTCGGTCCTGAGAACACCTTCGCCGGTGGCGCGTTCGCAAATAAGTACGTCCACCCGGTGACTGGGCGCTTGATTGACATTGTGACCGACCCTTACATGGTCCAGGGTACTATCGCCTGGGTCCCGGACATCATCCCGTTCCCACAGGCGAACGTGGACGCTCCGGTCAAACTGTGGCTCTCCTACGACTGGACAAACTTCGAGTATGCCACGGGCCAGCCCTCCCGCCAGTTCGAGAACAGGATGAGGGGTGGCTTGGCAATGTACATGCCTCCGATTCATGGCCTGCTTTACGACGTTTGGCAGCCGTGATTTCTCTTAACGGGGCGGGGCTTCGGCCCCGCCCTATGAGGTGACGAATGGCTGACCCTCTTGCCAC